GTGAGAACTATAAGATTCTTAATGTGGATGATCTTAAAGATCTTGTGCTGAAATTGTCTAAGTCTTCTCAGAGAATTGGACTCAGTACCAAGATGCAAGTTCTTCTTCCTCAAGTTTCAAATCTTGATTTGAAAAATCCTAATGACACATCTAAGTTACATCAACTTATGAAAGACTTTGATCCTGACGAGAAGAGGATCTCTCAAATATTGTTCAATCCAGGTGGAACTAGATCATACATGCCAAACTTGATGTTTGACTGCACCCTCAAATCACAGAGTGATGCTCTTTTTACTGTTGGTACTCTTCGTGCCGCTGGCTATAAGCCAGAAGACATTCACATTGTTTGGATTTTAACCGACTTCAAAGTTGCTCTTCGTCAAAATTACAATAGAGGAAGAAGAATTTTTAATGACATTCTTCTTGATACTCACTTAGGTGCAAAGATGACCATGACAGATCTAGTGTTGAAAAACTACACTAAACTAAACATCAATGGTGACTTGGCAATTATTATTGGAGGTCCAGAGCAAAAGTATGGAGATATGCCTTGGCAAAATGTTGGAAGCAAAATGATTAAGACTGGAGGACAAGTTCTTCCTGTTCATTTGGACAAGAATGGTGATCCAATGAAACCCGGTTTTACTGGAAAAGCCTATGGACAAAAAACCGCTGCTCCAGCCGAATGGGCAAAGGACTTCACATATTTCAGATTGAAAAAGGCAGGAAAACAGGGAATAGATGAATCACAGATGGAAAGAATCAATTGGTTCATGAATCTGTTGACACCATTTGGAGATCGAAACGAACTCTCAACTAGCCTGTCCAAAATGTATCCTGAAACGGGAAAATCTTAAAGTAAACTCTTGAACATAGTAATTAATGGAGTAAACTAGCACCATGCAAAATCCAATCAATCTACACAATTTGCTCGTTTCAAACAGTAAACTTGTTCGTGAGAAGAAAGAACTAATTCGTTTAGTGAGACTTCTGAATACAACTCTGAATCAGATGTCTGATGTTGCAGGTTCATACAGCAAACAGGTCTCTGATGAAGCGGAAAAATATAAGACTTTGCCCAAAGGATTCTTAGTCAATTTACTAAAGAACAGAAGTTCTTTTGAACAAGTTATGGCAGCGACAAAAGAAACTGCCAAGACGGTTGAGAAGAGTGTATCTGAGACATCAGGTGACATAGATGATAATGTCATGGGAAATGCGTATTTCGATTCTCTCATTGAAGAGATGAATAGAATTAAGAATAATTCCATCAAAAATAATTACATGAATCAGTTGTGGTTTGAGGGTTATATGGGATCTGATGGAAAGTGGAAGTTCAAGAAAGTCGATAAGAACAATCCAAAATATAACAACAATATCTTTGGTAATAATTTACAAGACTACTTGAATGATCAAATCAATAAACTGTTCAATGATATGAACAATGATTCCGATGATTATAATATTCCCCCAGAGGAGAATGTTTGATGGACAGTTGCAGAACATACATGTTGAATGAGGCATCTTTAATTCGCCTCTATCAACACACGGTAGAGAGAAATATCGGAATAATTACCGCTTACCGTGGTAGATATCCTACTAGTGAAAACAAGAGAAGAAATTCTGTCTTGCAGGCTGATATACGGGCAGCAGGATTTGGTTTTTATCGTGTTGAGGGACATTACATTGAGGGATACGGTTCAGATGTCTCTAAGGATGTAAAGGAACAATGTTTTCTTGTTATCGGTGACAAGGGTAATGATGATGGAAAATTGAAGGGTCTAATGAAGAAGTGGGGGGCGAAATATAATCAAGACTCAATTTTCTATAAGTCATTCGATGAAAAAGCGGTTCTTATTGGAACTCAATCTAAAGACGAAGATGGGAATCCCGTGGAGTTTCCCGGTCTTGGAAAGGAAGTTTCAGTGGGCGTTTATAAGCCTATGAAGATGGGTCAATTCTATAGTAGGATGAAGGGTAAGCCTTTCGTATTTGAATCTTATGGTATCCCCAAAACTTGGATCGAAATGTATGCAGAATATCTTCAACATAAGGTAGAAGATACTTGACATCAACATCATTTGGCATTATACTATAAGCATGAACCAAGAAACCCTATCTCAACAAGAAATCGATGAGTTGCATACGAGTGTGACTCTTCTTCGCAACGCTCTACAACAGCACATCTGTATGGTCACCTTTACGAAGTCTGATGGTACTGAGCGCACTATGTACTGCACTCTTCGTAATGATAGTCTCCCAAGCCGCACCATCGAAGAGGCGGCAGAATCCTACAAGAGGCAAAAGGAGCAGAGACCCCGACCATTCACCAACATCTCAGTTTGGGATTTGGAGAACAATGCATGGCGGTCTTTTAACATCGACAAGGTTGACTCATTCGTTGTCGGAGTTGAGTTCCCACCGAACAAACCTGAGCATAACTGAAACTAACCTGTCTCCGTAACTCAGTTGGATAGAGTAACTGCCTTCTAAGCAGTAAGTCATAGGTTCGAATCCTATCGGGGACGCTTTCGCTTCGGTAACTCAGTTGGTAGAGTAGCGGACTTTTAATCCGCAAGTCGTGGGTTCGATCCCCACCCGAAGCATTCGACTTTGTGGCGGAATTGGCATACGCAAAGGTCTTAGAAGCCTTCGGAGTAACATCCTTGTGGGTTCGACTCCCACCAAAGTCATTGAAAGGAAATCGGCTCTGTGGCGGAACAGGCAGACGCAGTGGACTTAAAATCCACAGCCCTAATAAGGCGTGGGGGTTCGATTCCCCCCGGAGTCATTTAAGATCTTACATAATTACTTTCATGGAAAAGTTAGACTGGGAAAAAGAAGATAAGAAAACCTTGATCGCTTTGGTCAAGTTTTCTCTTAATTTCGCTTCCTATGTGAGGGAAATGAATCCTGAACTTTGGAAAAAGGCAGGAGAGTATGCGGAAGACTTCACTAAAGAGGAAGGTGTTGAATTTACATCTAGCGAAGAAGATGAAAATCAATCTTGAATAATTTTTTCTGTATCCTATTGACACAAGAACAAAAGTAGTTACAATTAAACCAACATGGACAAGATTCCAAACGACATTCAAGAAGTTTTGTTAGACTATTTGATCTGTAAGATTCAAGAGATCAGCGAGAGAAAGTTTTCCTCTCCTTGGATCAAGGGAATTGAGTTTAAGGTTTGGGACGCAATCAACGATCAAGAAATTTCAAATCTTGTGAGTGCAGATGAAGCCGCATTTCTTCGAACTGCATCAAGGGCTACAAATTCTTGGATTACTTTGGATAGCGGATTAAGCAGTGAAGGTGAAATCATCGTTATTCCTATTTCTGAATGGAAGAAAAAGTATCTTACTTAAGGGGGCGAACAGGTATCGACTAGACAAAACATACAAGAACAGCATGCAGGAGATGGTTACTAGGCTCCTTTAAAAATGTGACCAAACAACAACTGCCAATAACAAGAGCAGATTCGTTTACGCAAAGCCCGTTGCTCGTCAGCGTCGCCTTGCTCTCGCCGCCTAAAAATCGGTGAGAAAGAGTTAGATGATCCCGATAATCTAACTCTTAAAATCGGGACTCGCACCAGGGACAAACGGCTTCACTCACATGTGCCGTGTGCGTATGAGAAACAGGTGAGAACCTTGTGAGGAACCCTTAGCCTCACTTGGAATTCTAAAGGGGAAGCATGTAGGTAAAGTGGTTCTTGTAAGGATTGTATTAGCACGGGGGTTCGATTCCCCCCGCCTCCATTCGGGGATCTAGCCATCCCCAATTCAACTCTAACAAAGGAGAAAAAATGGCTAAGAATGAGACTGGTTCGTGTCCGTTGTTTGGTGGTTGTGATAAGTTGTCTTGCCTTCTTTCGAAGGTCGGCATCAATCGTAGCCTTTTGATCACGCTTGGACTTCTTCCGTTCGCATGGAATGGAGTTGTCTTCCTTAAGAATTTCATTGTCAGCGTTTGGTCGCATCTTTCGACCGGCTTGACCACGGCATTCGGTGGATGATCAAAAAAGTCTCACGACATGTTCCCTTGCAGGGATGCGGGGGGTTTGAGGATGTAACTCAATGGCAGAGTTCTACCCTTCCAAGGTAGATGTTGCGGGTTCGACTCCCGTCATCCTCTTTTTGGGTCGATAGTTCAACGGTAGAATACTGCCTTTGCAAGGCAGGGGTTAGGGGTTCAAATCCCCTTCGATCCACTCAGGAGAGATACTATGAGATACTACGCAGGACAGGGATACCGTGATGGATACAATGACAGACAGAGTGGATCCAGAAGCCGTTGCCCTTTTGGTTCAGGCACGACGGATGATCCGTATTGGATAGAGTATAAGCAAGGATATGCAGACGCTGACCGTAAGATTCTTGAGGATGCACGAAGAGGCATGGAAGAGCAGAATAAATTTTTGTCAGAATGAAATTAAGGATGGGTGGCAGAGTGGTCGAATGCGGTAGTCTTGAAAACTACTTTGGAGCAATACTCCAACGGGGGTTCGAATCCCTCCCCATCCGTTTGCGTAGTCAGCGTATAGGTTGCCAGGGTCATCTACTTGCAAGGGGTGATCTGATACAGAGGTGCAAGTCCTCCGCTACGCTTTTGGACAGATGGCAGAGTGGTCTAATGCTGCGGTTTACTAAACCGCCGATGGTTCTTGAAGCCATCCGGGGGTTCGAATCCCTCTCTGTCCGTTTGGTGGCTCGTAGCACAACGGTAGTGCATCCCGCTGTTAACGGGAGGGTTGAAGGTTCGAATCCTTCCGAGCCAGTTGATCCGTGGTGTAAAGGTAGCACAGGAGATTTTGATTCTCCTTGTCTTGGTTCAAATCCAGGCGGATCAGTACGGGGCGTAGCACAGTTTGGTAGTGCGCCTGCTTTGGGAGCAGGAGGTCGCAGGTTCAAATCCTGTCACCCCGATTCTTGACATAGTTAGAGTTGCTGTTATAATTATCACATGAACATTTTTGTACTAGATTCTGTTCCACAAGTAGCCGCACGAAACCTTTGCGACAAACATGTTGTAAAGATGATTGTCGAGAGCGCACAGATGATGTCAACGGCACATCGTGTACTAGACGGAGAACCTACCACCCGTGTAACTAAGACAGGTAGGAATGTTAAGCATTGGGATCACAGTAATCAGATGTTGTGCCTTGCAACGATGATTCATCACCCATGCACACAGTGGGTAATGAGTACAAATAAAAATTACCAATGGTTGTATCAGCATGCGTCAGCCATGCTTATGGAATACAATCTTCGGTATAACAAGATCCATGCCATGGAAAAGTTGATTTCTGTTCACCTCAGTAGTTGCCCTAAAAATATTCCACTTGGCGATCTCACACCCTTCGCACAGGCGATGCCTGAAAAGTATCGTTCTGAGGATGCGGTCACCGCCTATCGCAACTACTACCTCGGTGATAAGGCAAGATTTGCCAAGTGGAAGAATGTTCAAGCACCGAATTGGTGGGTAGGGGTAAATTTTGGGAAGTAAGCACAGCGCAGGAAAGGGAGACACCTACCGAAAGGTAGATTATTCCAAATGGTCTAAGAATTGGGACAATATATTTGGTAAAAAGCGTAAACCTAAGGTCACACGAAAGTCTCGTAAGACGAAGTCATAAATACAAGTATGAATATCATTACACAACTTTTAACAGTTCAGGCTCAAATTAGGGTTTATCACTGGCAAACTAAATCTTATGCAGAACATAAGGCTTTAGGTAAATTGTACGAGACACTTGATGGACTGACTGATCAATTTATTGAAACGCTGTCTGGATCTAAAGGTGGAGTTCCAAATGCAAAAGACAATTTCACCTTAGTGGCAGAAAACTACAAATCAAAAGAAAATGTCATTCAATTTCTTGACGAGTTTGTGGTTTATTTGAACCAAGATGTTCCTCAAATGATAGATCCACAGAAAGATACTGATTTACTCAATATCCGTGACGAGATTCTTGGTGCAGTCAACACGACAAAGTATCTTCTAAGACTAAAGTAACTGATGCTTAAATTTCAGCAAATTCATTCAATGGATAATATTATTGGTTATTCGAATCCAAAATCTCTTGCGAAAATGGAGGATGACGAGAAAGATCCATTTTCGGTTTTGAGTAAATTCTTAAGATCGGGGGTTCCCGTTTCAAGAGTGATTGATAGTCCCCCCACCAATAGTAGTACAAAAACCCTGAATGAAATTAACTACATCATCAGAAGAATGAATGATTCTACTGAACAAGAGAAGAAATTTGCCATTGAAATGGATTCAACAGAAAACCATTACAAATTCTGGGCAGAACAAGCATCAGTTATGACGGGGGAGAACTATTCTAAAGATACGATCTCCAATATTATTAAAAACACAGATGGAATTCTTTCCTATTTCAAGGTCTACTTTAACCGTGCTAGACCATATCAGATTTCAAATGAATATGGTAAGAAAATAACCATTCTAGTTGCAGATCCTTATACTCCGGCCTATCCTTCGGGTCATACTTTTGAAGCATGGTTGTTTGCTTTACTTCTTTCGAATAAGCATACGGATCACAGAGAAAAATTTGAAAGTATTGCCAATCAAATAGCGGACTCTAGAGTCGTTGCTGGTGTTCACTATCCATCAGATAACATTGCAGGAAAAAGACTAGCAACTTATATCGTAAAAAACAAATTAGTGGAACCCCTCAAATGAAAGACTTTTTAGACTACTTCAAAGAAGATTCTAGTAAAAGACCGACCATCTATTGCGATATGGATGGTGTTCTAGTTGATATAATTGGAGGTATGTCCAAAATTTTAAATATTCCAAATCTATCACAGAAGAATTTTGATAGTATTATCAATCCAATCAAACCTAAAATTGATGAAGATCATCCAGATTTATTTGCTAAACTACCTTGGATGCCGGATGGTAAAACACTTTGGAAATATATCTCAAAGTACAAGGTAGAAATTCTATCAGCACACACAACAACTTGGCAACCGAAATCTAAATCGGGTAAGATGAAGTGGATTGAAAATAACTTGCGCCCTAAGCCTCACTTTTCAAATATAGTTCTTCGCACACAGAAAAAGGACTATGCCAAAACTGATGGCGTTCCCAATATTTTAATTGATGATTGGAGCAAGAACATTAAAGAATGGCAATCTGCTGGTGGTATTGCCATTCAGCACAAGAGCGCAAATCAAACCATTCTTGAACTTAAGAAGTTAGGTCTTTAAGGCTTGACAAACTTTTCGGTGTGGTTATAATTTAACCAAAGCCGAAGTGGATGGAATGGCAGACACGGCGGATTCAAAATCCGCTGCCCTAACGGGCGTGTGGGTTCGACTCCCACCTTCGGCATTCTGCTTCCTTAACTCAGTGGCTAGAGTGCTTCCTTTACACGGAAGAAGTCGTAGGTTCGAATCCTATAGGAAGTATTATGGCAAAGCGTAAACTATGGGCAATCGGTATCATGCACGGTAACGATCTACAGGGACACTTGGTTGAGAGATCGAACATCGTGGCAGTCTACGAGACCGAGGAAGCGGCCAAAAAGGAAGCCAAGTGGCTCAACGAATTCCATCGAAAGTCATCTTCCAAGACGATTTATGAGCCTGTACGGTGGAAGGATGATGGGAGTGAAACTTCTATTCAGTCTAAGGACGAAAAGATAATCAACTATTCGAAAATGGACGATGGACTGACTGCTTTGTTTGAGGATTAAATCGTCATAAATAATCAACATGAACAATCCATTTAAAAACACTAGTAAAGAAATGCTTGATGCAATCAATAGCATCATTAATGAGCAAAATCAACCACAGGCATTGAAGGCTTTAAATATTGGTGGTAGAGTTGCACAAACAATCGATTTTACCATGTCAACTGATGACCCCGATGTTTACCTTAAGGGACTAGGGACATTACCCCTCTCAATGATAAAGAAACTGGTTAAGCAAGACTTGATCAGATTTGCTGATAAAGTCGGAGTGGCTAGTTCAAAAGAACTAATTTCTTTCATGATCGACATTGAAGGCAAGAAAACAAATAATCCGTTTGGACAATTTGCGTATCGTCTTCATGGATTAGCAGAAATTGAAGAATTCTTGAGTAAACCAGAAACTAAGCGCAAAATCTCCCTCATGAAGAAGAAGAGTGGTATTGTCTAAATCACTTAGAAATACAGCAAAAATTCAAAAATGCCGATCAGCCGATTGCTCCCCAAATAGCGACGAGATGGCAGAGGTTTCAATGCGTCTTGGAAAATCAGGGAAGTCTAAGATGGCCGGATTTACGCATCTGAACAAATTGGTATCGATGATGAAGGAATCAAATGTTTGGACGGGTTCCATCAAAGGATATTTCTTCCGAGGCACAATACCAACTAAAATGAAGTCTGAGATAAAAGAGTATTCAAAAGTCGCTGGATGGCAAAGTAAAACCACCAAACGGATGAGTAAGTCTGGAATAATGTGGAGAGCCAAAGGTAAAAGATATCTCTTGATCTTTGCCAACTACCGTGGAATGGGCAATCGAATTTATTGCTCATTGACCATAATCTGATTGACAAAACCGAAAACGCTGATACAATCTCACAACACAAAGGAGGTGCTATATGCACAATATTTCAGGATTAGGTTTGGGGCTTGTTGTTTCATCGGTTCTCAATGGAGTTCTTCTTATCCTTCTTTATCTGAAGAGCAAGGCACACGCAGAAGATATGAATGCACTCAATAATGTGCAAAAAAACATGGAAGATGAACGCCGTCACGATGCTATGTGGAGAGAAATCGATAGCCTCAGCGAAAGCATCAGGGAACTAAAGAGCAATCGCACAGGTGGAATTCGAAAGTAAAATTAAGTGGATCGTAAGATCCACGCCGCCATCTTAGCAGAGTGGTAATGCAGTCGCCTTGTAAGCGACAGATCATGGGTTCGATTCCCATAGATGGCTTTACGACGGCCTAAATATGAACATGAGACCGATTTGTCTGTCCGACTTTATTCGTCAGCAAGAATCTTTGGAGCCTGAGATACTAATTTCAGAAGGTGCTTGCCCTCCTATTAGTGGGCATGGATTTGCATTAGAGAGATCTATTGCAACAGCAATGAAGTGTGCTGCTGAAAATTTATTGAAAGACACCCGTCAAGACAGATTTGATATTGGAGACAGTGCAGGAAATGACAATGATAAGCCCGATTTGGTTATCAGAGTAAGAAAAGTTGCGGGATCGTCTTTCTCAGGTAACATCAATATTGAGATCAAAGATGAAAGTTCACAGGGAACGCAGATTGGATTGCAGAATAATTTTGACCCCTACAGTTCCGAAGATGTGACTGAGACATCTTGGACCCAAAGTGGGCGAAAAAAGATTCAGGTTGAAAAAGAAATTTGGCTAGGAATCATTCGGGCAATTCATACCAAGAAGTTTGAAATGATTCGACAGATGCAACAGTATCTTCGAACTTCTATGGACCCATCAGCACTACACAAGAAGTACATTATTCCTGGTAGACTACCCTTTGGTAAGGTTTCTAAAATTGCGTGGAAACAGGTAGGAAACAAGGGAACTATTTTCACTCAGAGTGGAGACAAACTCTCCTACAATATCAACGAGTATATTCAAGACTCAGCCAATATTAGATTTTATGAGGAAATCTTGCGTCAAAAGAATGTGCATTTCATTTACATTAATGGAAGGGGACTATATTCAACTGGTCTTAGTAGTTCTCCTTCCATTAAAGGATTACCTAGACTCGTAGATTCATGTAAAGGGGCTGCTCAAGTCGAAATTAGACTCAAAGCGAGTGGCGGCTCATATACAAAAAGCGATGCTGCGTTGGCCGAACAGTCAATCGTTACTCATCTGTATTGTAATCAAGATCCAACCACTATTAAAGCCAAGCGAATTTACATGGAGGATTGGGCTGGAAATACACCAGTCAATCAATCCAAACTCTACATGTTTGATGATGAGGATAAACTTCCTTCCGGAATTTCCCACGCCAAGGGAAACGAAGTTGCTAAACTAGTCAGCATTAAGAGCATTAAACCCACAAACGAACCCTCCAAGTGGTCAGTTCGTATGGATATTAAACATAGAACTACAAGTCCAACTCTTCAGTTTACGACCCGAATCACATCCAAGAATTTTACGGAATCACCCTATAAATTCGACACACAAGAAGATATGATAAATTTTCTTCAGTCTATTCCATAAGTTCTTGATATCAAATAACTTGTAAAACTAAATATACTTAGGGCTAAACCCCCCGAAGGAGGTGTTCCATGAGAAACCTTTGGGTAGTAGGACTGCTGCTTGCAGTCACAGTAAGTACATCGGTAGATCGTGCGGGAGTCAAGGCAAAAATAGCCGAGGCTCCCGTGGTCGTTTATGGGGATGGCCTTTCAGTTGCAGAGAGAATTTTATCTCACTCTGTGGTAATTTTATATGAAACACTAGAGGGAAAGAAGAGTCTTGGATCCGGTGTTCTTTATAAGAAGAATGGTTCTTGGTTTGTGATGACCGCCGCACATGTAATTCAAGATGAGAAGGAATTTGGTAAGGGTAAAATTTCAATAGCATTCACTCCATATAATTCAGACATTCCAACGCATGCGTGGAAAGGAATTTTACTAGCGCACAATGAATCTCTAGATGCAGCCATAATAGGATTAGAAGACGCAAAAGATCTTAAAGATTCTATGGACTCAGTATTCGATAGAAATGAGCCTAGAATAGGAAAAGAGATATATGCGGTAGGCAATCCTTTAGGTGAAATCAATACAGTTACCGATGGAATAATCTCCAACAACAGGCGAAAGGTCGATTGGACAAATGAACACCATGTGCAAATCACCGCAAATGGTGCGCCCGGATCAAGTGGGGGTGGAGTATTCACTAAAGATAAGGGTCAATGTATTGGTATCGTTGTAAGAATAAACTATGGAACTAGAATTCTAATGGTTGTTCCTACAAATAGAATATTCGATTGGCTTGATGCAAATAATCTTTCCAATATAGCACCTGACTGATTGACTTTTTGTTCGTAGGCCGTATACTCTCCACATCTCACAAGGAGGAAATATGCCTACAACTACTAACTGCGTCAAGATTTCACCTGAGACTCTTTCGATTCTCAAGAATTTTGCTTCCATCAATCCTAGCCTGTTAATTCGATCAGGCAGTAAACTTAATACGGTTTGTCCGTCCAACCGAATTCTTGCAGAGGCACAGGTTTCTGAGCACTTTCCTGTCGATTTTGCGATTTACGACATGGCTCAATTTCTTGGTATTGTTAGTTTGTTCAAGTCACCTGTGTTTGAGTTCAAGGATACACATTTAGTCATCTCTTCAGATGGTGATGGTGGATCTAGTTCTGTCAAGTATTTTTATACTAATCCCGAATTCATTCAGAACAAGGGAGATAAGAAGATCAAGATGCCGAATTCTGTGGTTGTCTTCGATATTAGCGAGAGTGATCTCGCCTCTATCATGAAGGCAGCATCTGTTCTTCAAGTTCCTGATATGTGTATCACAAGTGAGGAGGGAAACCTTCTTGTTAGAGTTTGTGATAAGAAGAACCCGACAGGTAATAGTTGGGAACTCATTGTCTCTGAAGTTGCAGAAGAGGCCGATCACTTCCCCTTCTGGTTCAGTATCGACACAATGAAAATGGTTCAGGATGATTATGCGGTTTCAATCGCATCTAAGGCAGTAGCAAGTCTCAAGGGAAAGAATGTACCTGTTCAGTATTGGATCGCTATGAGTGCAGGATAATAAAATGAATCACTTTTTGTGGGTAGAAAAATATCGACCGAAAGATATCGACTCCTGTATTCTTCCCGACAGGATTCAGCAGACATTTCGTGATGTTGTAAAGTCTGGTCAAATTCCCAACATGATTTTAACGGGAAGTGCAGGTTCAGGTAAAACGACTGTCGCCCGAGCATTATGCAATGAGATGAACTTGGACATGTTGTTCATCAATGCTTCGGACGAGAGTGGAATTGATGTTCTTCGAACTAAGATTCGCAACTTTGCTTCTACTGTTTCGATCAGTGGGGGAAATAAAGTGGTGATCTTAGATGAAGCAGATTATCTAAATCCGTCTTCCACTCAACCTGCACTTCGTGGTTTCATGGAAGAGTTTGCTGCAAATTGTAGGTTCATTTTAACTTGCAACTTCAAGAATCGTATTATCGAACCTCTGCACAGTCGATGTACTGTCATTGATTTTAGGATTCTTGGTTCCGAGAAAATTGCGGTAGCATCGAACTTTAGTCAGAGAGTGAAAAGAATTCTTGAAAGTGAAGGAATTGAATACAACGATAAGGTTATCGCTGATCTAATTATCAAGAACTTTCCAGATTTCAGAAAGACACTCAATGAATTGCAAAGATACTCAATCGGTGGGAAGATCGATGTTGGTGTTCTATCATCAGATACGAATGTTAGCATTAAGGCTCTAGCAAAAGCACTCAAGGCGAAGAGTTTTACAGATATTCGTAAGTGGGTGACTGACAATAGTGACAAAGATACGACTCATATTTTCCGATCCATTTATGATGGATTACAGGATCACTTAAAATCAGATTCCATTCCACAAGCAGTTTTGATTATTGCAGATTATCAATATAAAGCAGCATTTGTTGCCGATCAGGAGGTCAATCTTGCTGCATGTTGTATTTCCCTTGCTGCTGATTGTACCTTTAAGTGATTTGAGGGAGATGGAATATAAATAAACTAGTATCACCCTCTGAAGGAGGCAGTCATGGAAGCAGTAAAAAGCCTCAACGATTTGTCAATCAAGATTCATGAGATTGGGAAAAAATACGATATCAAGAGTTTTGTTAAGGAGTTTAGAACTTCAGTTCGTGAAATTAATCAAAAGGCTTGGGATGAAATTGATAATATCACCGAATCTGAAGTATCAGAGGCAACACCTCTGTCTAAAATTATTCTGATGTCTAGCATATTAGATGATGACGATTTGTCTAAAGTAATGAAGGTTTCTGAAACTCTGAATAAAAAGTATCATTATGAGACATTTAGCAAGGAGTGCGAGGTTGTTCGCCGCAAATTTCTTGAGGATAGACAGAATTATTTCTCAATAAAAGCGATCCAAAGCACGAAAGGCCAAGATACGGGGGGGCTTAATTCTTATGTTGAGATCACAGGCATGTCAGATATGATGCTTGGCAGTTGGATCTACAAAATTCTTGAGAGAATTTATCCATATCCTTTAGACATTGAATATGAGAATTTAAATGGAACTAAGGTGAAGACACAGATTATCCACAAAAACAACATAGTTTCTGATAATTATGTTGAGTGTCCGCTCATTCCCAGATACCATGGCAGCAACGGATATGATCAGTTTTTATTGAACTCGTACTACGATAACAACAAGATGAAGTGGGTGTATGTACCCGTAAGATTGATTGTGAACCTCTCGTCACCTGACGGTATTAATTTAGATGATTTGGATTTGCCCGATGACAATGAGTAAACGACTTTCACCTTTTGACTTCGTAAAAAGTATAAATGAGAAGTCCGAGAATCTGATTCAGGTGCAGCCTGATGTAGAGAAGGATTATCTCCCTTATATGGTTAATCGTGCTTTGTCATTTAGTCCTGATACCATTCTTTATGCCAACACCATGAATGAGCGGTGGATTTTGGATAAGAAGTTGCAGTATGACTTTCTGTATGGATCAGTTCGCCGCCGAAGGCGTTATGACAAGTGGATGAAGCGTGAGGGGGATGAAATGGTTCCATTAGTTATGGAACTCTATCAAGTCAACCAAAGAATAGCGGCTGAATACCTATCATTGTTAACTGAGGAACAGAAACAAAAACTGCGGCAAGGGCGTGGAGGAGATTATATTCCTAAATAACTACTGAACCTAATTAATGGGCGGGAGTTATCATGGCTTTATTAGATACATTTGTAGAAGTTGCACTAGAGGATCCTCAAAACTTTTTGAAAATTAAGGAAACTCTAACAAGAATTGGCGTGTCTTCGAAAACAGAAAATAAACTTTATCAGTCTTGCCACATTCTTCATAAAAGAGGCAAGTATTACATCGTACACTTTAAAGAACTTTTTGCTCTAGATGGACTTTCTGATGGCTTCCCCGATCAAGACAAGGGTAGAAGAAATACCATAGCAAAATTGCTTGAGGAGTGGGGTTTATTAAAGATCTTAAACAAAGATGTAACTAATGAACCACTATGTCCCATCAATCACATGAAAATTCTCCCACACTCAGAGAAAAAAGATTGGCAACTGATTCCGAAATACACGATAGGAACTCGACATAAATCAGTTGACAAAAGCGACAAGACAATGTAAGATAGACTGTATACCAAGTGAGGTTTAAATTATGAATTTAGGCGATTCCATTCGCACAGTTTCTGTCGGTGTACACAAACTTCATCCCGATGCATTTGATCCTGTATATGCAACTCCGGGTTCCGCTTGTTTTGACATCCATGCTTGTTTTCCGGATGGTCGGAGTCTAATCAAAGCATTCACAGAAAATAATAAAGAGATTATGCTATTGGCAGCGGTTCCGAATGCTGGAGATAGGAAGCATATTCTTATTCCACCCAAACATCGTGCGATGATCCCAACTCAATTGATTTTTGATATTCAAGACTCCTGGTCTGTGCGTATTCATATGAGATCTGGACTTGCGATTAAAGGTGGACTTATCCTATCAAATTCAGAAGGAATTATTGATTCCGATTACACCGATGAGTTGATGGTTTTAGTTACAAATACTAGTGATGTTTCGATTCGTGTTAATCACGGTGATCGAATTTGTCAGGGTGAACTTGCACCTGTTTATAGAGCACAATTCAATAATTGCAATAAACCAAACCAAAAAACATCGAGAGATGGTGGATTTGGATCAACAGGTAAGTCCTGATGAATTAATTTGCGAATAAATCTAAAGTTCGATATTCGATGTGCCGATGAAAGGAATGAAGAATGACCCGTGATGAACTACTGAAGTCCCATAACGAATTAACAAAAAAGGCTTTTGAACTCATGAAGCGAAAGAACGCTGATTATGCTGGTAAGGCTGGCACAGAACCTTTCGCAAACTTTACTCGCTGCGAGGCGATGGGCATCTGCACTACAGAGGCAGGAATGCTTGTTCGAATGACGGACAAGTTATCGAGACTTTCCTCGTTTGTTGAAGCAGGGACTTTCCAAGTTAAGGACGAGAGTCTTGAAGACACTTGTGTTGACATCATTAATTATGCCGTTCTGTTTCACACCTTTGTTCAGGACAAGAAGAATTCAAACCGAAAGGGGTGATTTCATGAAGTGGATTCTTACCCTCGCCTGCGTGTGTGCGCTTGCGTGTGCGCCTGCGCCCGTGCGTGTACCTTCTGCATTGACACCCAAACTTCTTGCTGCTATTCGGCAAGTCGAAAGTGGCGGAAATGATAATGCTGTCGGTGATCAAGGTCGAGCGATTGGTCCCTATCAGGTATGGGAAATTTATTGGAAAGATGCGGTTGAGTACGATAAAACAATTGGCGGTTCATATAAGGACTGCTATAATCCCGAGTATGCAAAGAGAGTTGTTATCGCCTATCTAAGTCGATATGCTCCAAAGAATGCGACGGCAGAGGATTTAGCGAGGATCCACAATGGTGGACCAAGAGGACACAAGAAGGCTGCAACAATTAAGTACTGGCAAAAAGTTGAAAAGGAGATGAGAAAGTGAAAAAACCATTTGGATATTCTTATTATCTTGATATGTACCAATGTCGTATCGGAGTGGCAGATGATTTAGAGTTACACTATCGATTCCTTGAGAATGTAGTTGACAAAATTGGCATGACCCGCATGAGTCAACCTTTCGTGATTCATGCACCCACACAAAAGGGTGTGGAGTTATATCCGAATAAGGCAGGAGTGAGTGGTTGGGTTCCGCTTATTGAGAGTGGCATACAGATCCACTCCATCGAACCAACCCACTTCATCACGCTTGATGTTTACTCCTGCAATAAATTCGACAAGGATATTATTCTTCAGTATGCAAGGGCATGTTTCGGGTTTAAGAAATTCGAAGAGCATTACTTTGAGCGTGGAATTGAATATGGAGATGATGAATGACGAATTATCAAATCATTCAGGGCGACTGCATTGAAGGCATGAAGACTCTGCCTGACGGGTGCGTACACACTTGCATCACATCACCTCCCTATTTCGGACTCCGTTCATACGATGGTGGTGACAGCGAGATCGGACGGGAGGATACCGTTGACGGCTATGTGCAGAAGATGGTAGAGGTGTTTCGTGAGGTTCATCGCATTCTCCGTGATGACGGTACTCTGTGGTTAAATCTTGGCGACTCGTACATGAGCGCAAAGAACTGTGCCCCGCCACCACAGACTATTGGTGGGCAGCGTGGAATGCCTTCAGACTTCATCCCTCCTAATCGCAAGGATCAAAGAGGGCTTAAGGGTAAGGACTTGATTGGTATTCCTTGGAGAGTTGCACTTGCCCTACAGGCTGATGGATGGTATCTGCGGCAGGACATCATCTGGAGCAAGCCGAATCCGATGCCTGAAAGTGTGGAAGACCGCTGCACCAGAGCGCATGAGTACATTTTCATGTTGACTAAGAAGCCCAAATACTATTACGATCACAATGCCATTAAGGAGGACGCTGTGGGTAAGCCTCATGCTCCTGGTAACAAGAGCCGCACACAACCCGAAGAAAAGGGTGCCCGTGATCCAGCATTAGAGCCTGATAGGGTATGGGGAGCAGATGGCAAGCGTAACAAGCGTTCTGTGTGGACGGTGAACACGAAGGGCTACAAGGGTGCACACTTTGCTGTATATCCCGAGAACTTGATTGAGCCGTGTGTGCTTGTGGGATGTCCTGAAGGGGGAACTGTATTCGATCCGTTCACAGGCAGCGGCACCACGGCTGTAGTTGCCATGAAGAACGGTCGCAACTACATCGGCACCGAACTGAACCCCGAGTATGTGAAGATCGCAGAAGAGCGTATTGCAGATGAAATAAAACCTAATCTTTTGGAGATGATGAATGAGCAAATTTAGACCGATTGGCAAATGGGTAAGCGTTAAGACACCAGGACTTGGTCAGCAAAAGAAGACCAAGGAAGGTATCATTTATACTGAAAAAATTACCAACAAAAACATTTGGAGTGTTGTTGTATCCGTTGGAGACAAACTAACAGAGGACATCAAAATTGGGGATAAAATTCTTTGGGATTTGACAAAAAATGGTGGACGAGGACATGGTGGTTGTGATATAGTACACCAAGATTGGATCTTAGCAGTAGAGCGTGAATGAGCAAATTCTACACACATGTTGCCTGCAAAGGCGGTAAGATCCTGCATCGGGGGTGGGACGATGATGGTAGACGGATTCATGAATCTGTTCCATTTCGTCCTTCCCTCTTCGTGAGAGATTCAAAACCATCCGATCCGCCAAAGTACAAGACCATCAACGGTATGGATCTCCGTGAAATCGACTTCCCGAATCAGTATGATATGCGGGAGTTCATGGATGAATATGGCAAGTGCGAAGGATTCACCATCTACGGTGAGATCGATTCCCAATATCAGTTTATTGCTAAAGAATACAGAGGAGACTCCGAAGTCGATTATAATCCTAATCACATTAGGGTAATGTATATCGATATCGAAGTTGAGAGTGAGAACGGGTTTGCATCCCCCGAAGATCCTACTGAAAGAGTTAATGTTATTACTATTCGAATGTCGGATGGTAAAGGATATACTCTCGCTCTACATGACTTCGATGTTTCGGGTGTAAAGTGTTTCTCGTTTGATGATGACGAGAGAGCCTTGCTCAGTCACTTCGTTGATCTTTGGGAGTCATTAGACACCGATATTGTTTCAGGGTGGAATGTCAATGCCTTTGACATGCCATATCTCTACAACAGAATTACTGCTCTACTCGGTAAGAAGACAGCACAGAAACTATCTCCTTGGAACATTGTTCGTGATCGTAAAGTGACTGATCAGAATAGAACATATACCGTCTATGAGTTTACGGGGATAACTATTCTCGACTATATTGAATTGTACAAGAAGTTCACTTTCGTTAAGCAAGAGTCATATCGATTGGGATTCATTGCATCTACCGAACTTGGCGAAGATAAGATCGCTTACGATGACATCGGCACAATCACAGACTTTTATCGTCGTGACTTTCAGCGATTCGTGGAGTATAATGTTCGTGATGTTGATCTTGTTGTTGGGCTTGAGAATAAGTTGCGCCTGATCGAACTTGCGCTCGGTCTTGCATACTCTTCAAGAACAAACTATGGTGATGTGTTTACACAGGTTCGCATGTGGGATTCCATCATTTACAATTACTTGTTGCAGCGTAACACGATCATTCCGCCACGAAAGAAGTCGGATAAAGACGAGCAATTTGAAGGTGCTTATGTAAAAGACCCACAAGTGGGACAACACGATTGGGTTGTCTCGTTTGACTTGGATAGTCTCTATCCCCACCTCATCATGCAGTATAATATCTCACCTGAAACAAAGACGGACAAGTCTTTCTTGTTTCTTCGTGGCAATCTTAATCCTGATATGATTCTAGACAATACTGACAAAGTCGAGGATCAGAGTCGATCTGCTTCTGAGAACGGCGTTAGCATCTGTGCAAATGGTGTGGCATTTACTAATGAGTTTAGAGGATTTCTCCCCGAACTCATGGATACCATGTATGAGCAGAGAAAGCAGTTCAAGAAGAAGATGCTTGAGTTGAAAGCATTCCTTAAGAACAATCCCGATTTGTCTGCTGATGAGGTCGATGAAAAGAAGCGAGAGATCGCCAAGTACGGCAACTTCCAACTTGTCCGAAAGGTGCAGTTGAACTCTGCGTATGGTGCATTGGGCAATCAGTACTGTCGTTACTATGATTTGGAAATGGCAGAGGCCATTACTGTTTCAGGTCAGTTGTCTGCTCGTTGGATTGAAAAGCAATTGAACGAGTTTCTAAACAAAGTTTGTGAGACTGTAGGTGTTGACTATGTTATTGCATCGGATACAGATTCAGTATATCTGCGAATGTCCGAGTTGGTGAATAAGATGTCTCCCAATAAGTCTCAAGAGAAGACAGTTGACTTTATCGATAAGTCCTGCAAGAGCATCATCCTCCCATTCATCGCAAAGAAGTATGATGAATTAGCAAAGCGTATGAATGCTTACGCCAACAAGATGTCCATGAAGCGAGAATCGATTGCGGCCAAGGGAATTTGGACTGCAAAGAAAAGATATGCTTTAACTGTTCTGAAGGGTGAAGACGATGTTTATATGGACACACCCGAACTCAAGATTACCGGTCTTGAGATGGTGAAGTCATCCACTCCCGCCATCGTGCGTAAGCGACTCAAGGAGGCCATGGAGATCGTCATGCTGAAGGATGAGAGTAACCTCCGTAGGTTCGTTCAGGACTTCCATGCTGAGTTTATACGGCTTCCTGCCGACAAGGTAGCCTTCCCCCGTGGATGCAATGGGCTTGACACCTACGGGGACTACAGCAGCATATACAAGAAGGCGACACCAATTGCCCCCAAGGGTGCGCTGATATACAATCATTGGATTCGAATGAAGAAACTTGGTAAGAAGTATCCTATGATCCGTGAGGGCGAGAAGATTAAGTATCTTTACCTTCGAATGCCTAATCCTATCAACGAAAAAGTAATTTCATTCGTAACTTCTTTGCCCGAGGAACTATCCTTAGATAAGCACATCGACTACGAAATGCAGTTTGAGAAATCTTTTGTTCAACCTCTGACTGCAATCGTTGAGATAATTGGTTGGAAACTTGAAGAAACATCATCATTAGAGGATCTATTTGTATGACAAACGAAATCAATCATGCACAGTCGCTCATGAATCTTATTACTATTCTGGTCATTTTAGGTGGACTTGGTATTCTTTGGTCTAGTTTCTTAGAATGGTTGTATGTCGAAAAACCAAACAAGAATACTAAAAACACCAGAAAGCGATCAGTTGCCAAAAAGAAGAGGCAAGATAAGTTCGCTAAATAGTTTCATGGATCGTTTCGGGACTTTCACATCTCATAAGGTAAAACTACCACATGCTCATCTGTGTTTTGATGATCATTGTATATCTAATTGGCATTACAATGCTAGAGACATTCTCAGAAAACATGATGCTAAAGCCGTATTTTACATCGATTCATTCGATCAATTGAGTAATTCAGACATTGATTTGATTTTTGAATTAAAGAAAGATGGTCATGTTATAGGGTGTCATGGGGTTTCTCATAAGGATGCCCTAGAGTACGGTGAAACGGATAATTACATAGATGAAGAAGTAATTCCTGCTATGGAGTCAATGGCGGCGGTTGGACTTCCACCAACACATTTCGCTTTCCCCTACTCAAGTTTCAATTCTTCTCTCTATGATGCAGTATCTGATATGTTCTGTTATATCAGGCTTAGACCAGGACAAAACACTCTATACAATGATAGATTTTTATTGATGCGACATGCTGATATCCTACGGGAAAGAGAAGGCGGAAGAAATAGTGAGACCTACGAACACAGAATTCGTCGTGGAGATATGGTCAATGTTATTGATGAAATCGACACCAAATTGAAGATGGGTCTAGGCATAAACTTAGTTTTCCATGATGTTCACCCACAGTCGCAGAAAAATAATGGAACACATGCAGATAAATTGGGATTTGTCACAAAAGAAGAACTAGATACCGTGCTGTCTGCCGTTAAGATGGCAGGTGCTTCATTTGAGACATTTGAATGTTCAACTAATTGATTGACACACTAACTTATAGGGGATATAATCCCCAAATCACTTTGTAATGGAGATAATATGAACTTTCTGAAGAGTCTTGTTAAGAGCAGTGGAAACGAACATGCAACTATTGCAATCGACGGAACCGAGGCCGATGTTTCGGGATTTGTTGACACCGGATCCTATGCGTTCAACGCATTAGTATCAGGTACGCTTACGGGCGGAATTGCTAACAATAAGATCATCGGGATTGCGGGTGAATCTGCTACAGGGAAAACATACTTTGCTCTTGGTATTGCAGGACAGTTTTTGAAGGACAATCCTGAAGGGGCTGTGCTTTACTTTGACAGCGAACAGGCAGTCACACGGGAAATGATCAAGTCCCGTGGTCTTGATCCAACCAAGGTTGCCGTATTTCCTGTGGCTACTGTTGAGAACTTCAGATTCCAACTGATTCAGATCCTTGACAATTACGGTAAGTTGAACAAGAGTGAGCAGAAGCCAATCATGGTTGTTCTCGACTCCCTTGGAATGCTTTCGACATCCAAGGAAATGAATGACACAGCGGAAGGCAAGGAGACCCGTGATATGACTCGTAGTCAAGTCATCAAGGGAACTTTCCGTACTGTGACCCTTAAGTTAGGAAAGTACAACATTCCTTTAATCGTTACTAACCACACTTATGATGTTGTGGGGGCGTATGTACCAACCAAGGAGATGGGTGGAGGTAGTGGTCTAAAGTATGCTGCCTCAACTATTGTTTATCTGACGAAGAAGAAGCACAAGGTCGATGATGAGATTGTTGGCAACATCATTCATTGTAAAACCTACAAGAGCCGTCTGACAAAGGAGAATCGTCAGGTGGATGTTCTGCTCAACTACGACACGGGTCTAGACCGATACTATGGTCTTGTTGAACTGGGGCTGTCTCAGGGATTATTCACCAAGGTCTCCAACAAGATTCAATTTCCAAACGGTGTTGCTGCATTCGAAAGTCATATCAACAAGAATCCCGAGAAGTACTTTACTGATGATATCATTAAGGCTCTTGATGATGCTGCTGCGAAGGAATTCAAGTATGGTGGTAATGGAGAAGAAACGGAGGAAACTGAATGAGATTATTGATAAAAATGCCCACAAGAGGGAGACCGAATAAATTTGTTTCAGTTTTAGATCGATATATTAACTTTTGTTCAGGAATGAGAGATGTGCATTTCCTTATTTCTATGGATCATGATGATCCACTTATGAACAATGACAACATGATCTCTCATCTAATGCGAATGAGAAGCAGGATGGAAAATAGATTGCATTTCTCATATGGAGCATCTAAAACTAAAATTGAAGCATGTAACGCAGATTTGAACATGGTACAAAAAATCAAACCTAATGTTATTGTTCTCGCATCTGATGATATGATTCCAGTAGTTTCTGGTTATGATGATATCATCTGCAAAAATATGGCCGAAAACTTTCCTGATACAGATGGAGTTCTTCACTATGACGATGGATTTAGTGGCAAAGATCGATTGATCACACTCAGCATACTCGGAACAAAATATTTCAATAGATTTAATTACTTATACAATCCTGAGTACAAGAGTGTTTTTGCTGATGATGAATTCACGCAAGTTGCTCGTATGCTGAATAAAGTTGTTTATATTGATCGTTGCATAATTCAACATCAATGGGTTGGAATCCCCTATGCTATGGCTTCCCGTGGAGAGATTCCAACTCAAGAGGTTTCCCGTGACTCTTTGCATGAAAGAAATGAATCACAGGAAATGTATGACCATGATCGTAATGTTTATGAAAAACACAAAGAGAATAACTTTGGTATCTCATTAGAAGAGGGAGCGAAAAATGCCTTGGCGACCAACTCATAAATTGTCGATTCTTATTCCAAGCCTGAATGAGCGAAAGAACAAACTAATTCAACTCATGGATGACCTTGATAGGCAGATTGGTAAAAAGTCTGTTCAAGTTTTATATGCATCTGATGATAGATCGATGTCTATTGGACAGAAGCGAAATATGCTTCTGACTCAATCTACAGGTGAATATGTTGCTTTTGTAGACGATGACGATACAGTTAGTATTGACTACATAGACAAAGTCTTAAATGCTATTGTTAAGAATCCTGATTGCTCATCTCTGACTGGACAAGTAGTATTTTCTGATGGCTATTCAAGACCCTTTGTTCATTCGCTAAGGTACGATAGGTGGATTGATGATCACGAATCAAAGATATACTATAGACCACCCAACCACTTAAACGCAGTAAAGAGATCGATAGCAGCAGCAGTTGGATTTCCACAAATTAATAGTGGTGAAGATCGTGTATTCAGTATGGGGATTCGTCCGCAGTTAAAGACTGAGGAATGGATCGAAGGAATAATCTACAACTACATCTGTAGAAAGACCTTTGAAGAAACACACCACAATCAAGTACAAAGATAATTCGTGAATAATCGACGGAAAACTATTCTGTTTTACAATGAACTTCATAACGGTGACATACACATGTCCCGACCGTATGTCGTTGATTTAATGAGTATTCTTGGAGACAATGATTACTACTATTTACATAAGAATAATTCTAGGCTATTGGCTGATATAAAGGGACTGAAAACTATTTCTTCCGAAGAAGAACTTCCAAAATGTGATTTAAAAATATCAACATGGATTGGACAGTTTTCATGGAATAGTAATGGTGAAATGATAGCACCATTTTATGGATGTAATTTTACTAACTACTATTCCGTGATGACGAAAGTATATCAATCGATAGGGGTACTAAAACAAATGAAACCGATTGATTTTTACTGCCCCCAAATAGATTACAATCAATTCAAAATCGAAGGAATTGATAATTATTTCTCAAATAAAAAGCGAAAGCATGTATTGATATGCAATAACCATGTAAATTCAGGACAAGCATATGGATCCATGACACAATTAATCCAACACCTGTCTAATAAATTTTCCGACTATATCTTCGTTGTTTCGAACAAGTTATCTGATGAAGATAAAATTAGTTCAGAAAATGTAGTCTATGCTTCGGACATAATAAATGATCCAACAATTTTATTTGATATGAATGAGGTTTCTTACATAGCAAAAAATTGTGATGTGATCATAGGAAGATCATCAGGTCCATACACTTTTAGTATCACAAAAGATACAATCAGTAGCAAGGTTTTTGTTTGTTTCTGCAATTCGGTGCAAGACAGTTGGCCGACAGATAGAACAATTTGGAGTAACAATTATAATAACATGAATGAAATTTGTGAACAAGTCTTACAAGTTTTGTAAAAATCAAATGAAAAATCAAATGAAAACTTGCCTACTAATTTCGGGTCTCCCAAGAAACATTTATGCTGGTTTCAATAACATAAATCAATGTTTGATTGAACCCAACAACGCTGATGTATTCATTCATTCTTGGCTAAATGAAAGTGAAGAGAAACAAAAGTCTAGATTCATATTGGAAAATTTTAAGCCAAAACGATGGTTGTTTGAGACTCAGAAGAAGTTTGTTGACAGCCATATGGAACTTAGTAGAATGATGGCTTCTCACGGAAGGGGATATGAGAGAAACAATTTTGTCACAATGGTGTATAGTTCTTGGTACAGCATATTGCAGGCCAATCTATTAAAAGAACAATATCGCCTTGAAAATGATATAGAGTATGATTATGTGATTAGAGCAAGATTCGATATCGCTTACAACAAGCCAGTAATCTGTTCATCTTATCACAAAGACACACTCAACATATCTAACAGAAATCTTGTTCCAAATAAAGGTCCACTTCCACCTGAGATGGTCGATGATAGGTTTGCATTTGCTTCGAATTCCATCATGAATGTTTATTGTAATGGATTCAGTATGATTGACTATCTTCATAATATGAGAAACAAAAAAGATGGTATATTTTGTGGTGAGACTATTGTGTATGAAATGAGTAAGATGTTTGACTTCAGCATAAATACGCTCGACAACCTGATAGCGTATCATATCTAAATTAGGAATTTATCATGAAAGAACTATTTACTTTGGGCGATTTGTATGTGTCTGACTTTATCCAAGATGGGAATATGCCCCGTGGAGGTAAGGTCGAAATGAAAATGATGTTAGATGAAAACAGTGGACTGGTTCGTTTAGATACTACTGCTCCACTTGATACTATGTATGGGAAATACTGGTATCGCTCAGGTATAAATCAAACTATGCGTACAGAACTTCAACACATCGTTGAATCTATTCTAGATGTAGTTAATTTCAAAGAGAATGATCTTTGGATCGATATTGCTTGCAACGATGGTACTTTATTGAGTTATGTTCCCAACCAAATGATTCGTGTTGGTATTGATCCTGTGGATGATTCTTTCAAGAATGAGTCCGAAAAGCATTCAAACTTGATCATACAAGACTACTTCACAGCGAAAAAGTTTAAATCTTCCAAGTTTGGGTTCATGAAAGCGAAGGTAATCACTACAATCGCTATGTTCTACGACTTAGAGAATCCGGAGGAATTTATTCGTGATGTGAATGATGTTCTAGATGATGACGGTCTTTGGGTTCTACAGTTGTCTTATACCCCATTGATGTTGAAGCAATTGGCCTTCGACAACATCTGCCATGAACACATCTACTATTACTCACTTTTTAATTTGAAGAGTATGTTCGATAGGTGTGGGTTTGATATTGTAGATGTTCAACTCAACGATACGAATGGAGGATCTTTTCGTGTCTACGCCATGAAGAAAACATCAGACAAGACTAAGTTTGGGACTCAGCCATATCGTGATGTCTGTAGTTTCAGAGTTCACTCTTTACTGGAGTATGAAAAGACTTTGGAACTAAACAGTAAAAAAACATGGGATGAATTTTTTTCCCGTATTGTAGACCTTAAACAGAAAACCACCGATTTTATCAAGCAAGAGAAGGCCAAAGGTAAACGAATATGGGGATATGGAGCATCAACTAAGGGTAATACTTTACTGCAATACTTTGGACTTGATCACACAATGATCGATGGTATAGCAGAAAGAAGCATCTACAAATTTGGTCTTAAAACCGTAGGGACTAACATACCCATATACTCTGAAGATGAGATGAGAAAGCAAAAACCGGATTATCTGCTGGTTCTTCCTTGGCACTTCATTAATGAGTTTATGGTTCGTGAAAGTGATTACATAAAAGGTGGCGGTAAGTTTATTGTACCGTGTCCTGAATTCAAAATCATGGGAGCGTAATATGGCAGATACGATTGGAAATCTAATTGACAAATTAACTGTGGTAAACATTCGGATTTGGATGGCTGAAGACATAAAAAGAAACAGCGATTCCACAGACAATGACATCGCCAATGCTTGCAAAATTACTAATATTGCTAATTCTCAAAGAAATGATCTTATTCAAGAAATAGATGAAAGAGTAAATCACATGATTAAGACTGGTGAAATTCAAAAGTTGTATTCGCAGGGATCAACTAAAATGTATGGGAGAAAATAATGGGGAAAACCTTAATCACTGGTGGGTCTGGCCTTCTCGGATCAAACTTAAACATATCGAATTCAATAAAGCCTAGTAGTAAAGAGGTAAACTTACTCGACTACGACTCTCTTTGTAATTTTATCGAGAGAGAAGAAATAGACAGAATAATTCATTGTGCAGCAATTGTTGGTGGTGTACATGCTAATACAAAATGGGTCTATGAGTTCTTTGACAAGAACTTAGTGATGAATCTGAATATACTGCGAGCATGCAAAGAGTACAGCATTAACAACTCTATCTTTGTACTTTCAACATGTATTCTTCCTGCTGATGGACCATTCCCATTAAGTGAAAATATTCTTCATCGTGGAGAGCCACACTTCACCAACTACGGATATGCATATGCAAAAAGAATGATCGAAGTTGGTGCTAGATGCCTAAAAGATGAATATGGAATATCATCTACATGTGTTGCTCCTTGTAATTTTTATGGACCGAATGACAATCACGATTTAGTTGGGGGTCATGTTATTCCTAGTCTAATCCACAAGTGTTATTTGGCTATGAAAAATGGGGACGATCTTAAGATATGGGGAACAGGATTACCTGAAAGAGAGTTCATCTATGTTGGAGATCTTGCTAGAGTTATACAAACTATTCACGACGATCAACGAAAAGACCCGTCTAAGCAATACCCACAAACAATGATTATATCTCCAGGTAGGTCATATTCTATTAGAGAATTAGTTGACGAGATTGTTCAGACTATGAATTATAATGGAAAAATTGTATTTGACATTGACAAACCGGATGGTATTTTACGCAAACCCACAACGAACGATTTGTTTATGCAGAACTTTCCAAAATTTAATTGGACAGACTTAAAAACTGGTCTGAAAGAATCCGTCAAACACTTTATGGAAAATTACCCAAATATTCGAAAGTGAGAAATAAATTGAGTAAAAAAGAAATCCTACTTACGATTGCAATTCCATCTATTCCATCAAGGATGCGTATGAACCTTGAGCCTATGTTTTCAAGACTCATGACTCAAATTGGTGATAGAAAAGATGTTGAAGTTGTTTCAATAATGGATAATAAGAGCATGTCAATTGGTAAGAAAAGACATCTTCTTCACCATATCGCACAAGGAAAGTACTGTGCAATCATCGATGATGATGATGATGTAACAAATGATTTTGTCAGCGAAGTATGCTCGGCTATCAATTCACACGATGGTGTAGATGTTATCCATTATAATCAAGAGGCTATAATTGATGGTGTGTCTTTTCTTATAAGCACAGACATTAATGCTCCTATGAATCCATTCGACCAACTACCGAAGTATCCTATGGATTCTCATGGAAATTACATCCCATGTAAAAGACCTCCTTGGCATTGGTGTGCTTGGAGAACCGATTATGCCAAGAAGTATCCATTCGGGGATTCATTCTCCGGAGAAGACACTTTGTTTGCCACAGAGGCCACAAAGAACATTACCTCACACCACAAAATAGACAAGATCTTACATGTATATAAGTGGTCATCAAAATCAACATCAGCACCATTACTTCCTGGTAACGCTAATCCTCCAGTGGTACTTAAATGAACACTAGAGTATTTGTTGTTTTCCATTCTCAACTCCATGAGCATCAATACCAAGGTGTTGAAGATCTATACTCTTTTGTTAAGGTGGGAGATTCTCCGTTCTCTATTGTATCGGAGAATATATCATCTAAGGTATTATTGTGTAAAGATATGCCTGTATTTGTTTCAAAGGGGAAACATTGGACTGAAAGTGAGTTTCTGATTTCTTTGTATCACACACTAAAAAAAGACCCTTCGTATCTTAATGAAACTGATTATGTTGGTTTCATGCAATATGATCATACGATAAAATCTAAAGATGGAAAATCTATGCTTGATTACTTAATTAAGCATGTTGATGCTATGGGAAATCTTGGTGTAATTTGCTTTGCCCCTATTGATTTGAATCACGAAATAACATCAACTAAGATAGCAATGGACCCAAACGAACCTCAGAAATTGCGAGGAGATCCGTTGTGTTATTTTCCTATGATAGCAAATTTCAATAAGTACTATGGAACATCTATTCGTTTTTCTGATTTTGCTAAGAATAAAATCATACCTTTATGTTCATCGTTCGTTATGTCAAAGGATAACTTCATGGACATGATGAATTTTTGCGTATGGGCCGCAGAGAGAGACAATATAGACCAGTACGATCCGGAGAGGAAACATAGACTGTCGGGCGGTTTAATGGAGAGATACTATGGAACATGGATTCTATTAAAAGGTCTAAAGATCAATATTTTTCAAGTGGATGAAATGCCTAGATTCTAATTGCAAGTTAAAAGAGAAAATATCATGTCAGAACTCAATAATTACACAACAACTCCCAAATACAGCATCGTAATTGCAACTCATGTTCACAGGTATGAGAAGTATTTCAAACACTTAATGAACTCAATCTCTCGGATGCGACCAGATGTTGACAAAATCATTTTTGTAAATGGTCAACACAAAGAAGATTTCGATCAAGAGTATCGAAGAGAGATAATGAAGTTCTGTTCTCTGTGTCCAAGAACATATGTTATTATGTCCCCAATTGTTAGAGGATGTTCGTTCATGTGGAACACCGCTATCAACTTCACTAATAGTGATTACATCTTAAATGTTGGAGATGATGTGTCTATTAAAGATGGATTTTTTGAGGAATATGAGATGGCACTTTCCGACAGGAGAAAAAATGGGGATTGTTCATTTAGAATTAATACATGGGGATTTGCACATTTCTCAGTTTTCAGACAAGATTTGTTCGATGTTGGATACTTCGATGAAAGACTACTAGGATTTGGTGAAGAAGATGGTGACTGGTGGTGGAGGTATGAAACTATCAAGAAGAAAGAGTTGCCTGTAGTTTATCTCAATAATATTGTACATTTATGTGATAATTCTCCAACAAATTCTAAAAACATGAACGTCGAAAAGGTAACTGGTTGGAACAAGTACTCTTTATTTAACATCAATTGGCTCTGGAATAATAAGTATGAAGAAGTAAAAGATCCATCGGACATTGATCCGAACCGTCCCGCACATAGTGGTTATACGCCTATGGGTCCGTACACAAACCATAAATCACATCCGGTTAGAATGAGAATTGGTGCTACAAATCCAGATTTTTATCCTGCGGAGAGTTGGTACAGAAAACACATAAATGATGTTTGATTAAATGGAGAATAATACACATGAAAATAGACAAAATAGCATTCCCGTGTTCAGAAAAGTTTAGTCCTTTTTGGAATATTCAATCGAAAGTGTGGAAAACCAAATTGGGAATTCATCCCGTTTGTTATCTGTATGGAGATAAGAATAAGTGTGGTATGTCTGAAGAGTATGGAGATGTAATTGAGATAACTCCTGATCCGAGTATACCTGAAGTATTACAACTTCAGTTTTCGAGGTTTTGGTTTCCAACCCTAGAGCCAGATACGACTTGGTTGATCGGTGACATCGATTTAATTCCATTACAAACAGAGTATTTCACGAAATTGGAAAGTGTACCCGACGATTCGTATTTACACCTCAACTATTCAATTATAGGTAGAGAGATGGGTCTAAATCCTCATGAATATTTTAAAAAGGGATCATTAAAAATGGGTAATGGTGGTTATGACCTACCTGGACATTATCACTGTGCTAAAGGCAGTTTAATCAAAGAAATATTCTTCAAACATCATGAAACATTTGAATCCTTCATTAAATTCATTGTAGCATCACGAAAATATGAGAGAGTAGAGAGTGATTCTGAACTTCGTAAACTCCGTGGTGATCATTGGATGGCAGAGGAACATTACACATCCGAAACTTTATGGAATTATTTTGCACCTAAACAATTTATGGGGTTCTCCGTCAAAGAATATATTTCACAATTCCAAAGACTTGAAGCAAAATATCAAAACGCATATAATCCAACATACTATCCTAGGGTTTGGGATGGGGAAAATTTTATACACGACGGGGATAAAAGATGTCCAAATAGATTGAAGGAAAAGATGCTCGTTGAGATACATTGTGGGCTTCCTTTTGAAAAATATGAGGCTGCTCTTCTTCGTTTACTTAAAACATCAGGGATGATGGACTAATGAAACTAATTTGTGTGTCAGGCAGTTCTGGTGTGGGTAAAACAACATTGTCGAAACTCATAGAGAGTGTTATTGGAGTTGACAAAGTAGTTTGTTTGAGTGGCGATGATCTTCATAAATGGGAGAGAGATAATTGCGCCTGGAACACCAAAACCCACTTAAATCCTGAATCTAATGTGCTCCATGTCGGACACGAACACATAGTTTCTCTTATGAATGGTGAAAGTGTGCTTCGTGTGCAGTACAATCACGATACCGGTAAGTTTGATCCTCCTGTAAAAATTGAACCTAAACAATGTGTTTTATATGAGGGCTTACATGCTTTATACCATAAGCCCACATCAGATCTCGCTGATGTCAAAATATTTGTAGACACGGATACTGAATTGAAGACTGAGTGGAAAATCAAAAGAGATACCAAAAAGAGGGGATACACTGAGGATCAAGTCATAGACACGATGAAAAGAAGGATACATGACGAAGAATTGTATATAACTCCACAGAGAAAAAATGCGGACATCATCGTTAAATTCACTAAAGACAGGATGGGGTCTGTTTGTTTAGAATATGTGAATATAACTGATGTGGGTTCGGAATTGATGAGTAAAGTGAAAGATTTCTACGACTCACTTAACGAATTTATGGGTATCTGTAAGTCTTTATCTTTAGACCCGTCGCTAGTGCAAGGAAGGGGCGGCAATGTTTCAATAAAGTCTAAGAGTGGATTGATTATTAAAGCATCAGGTTCGATGATGGGAGACATCAACCTCTACCACGGATTCTGTGTCTGCCATCATAGTAATGGATCTGTTCCATCGTTTGATACGGATGATGAGTACAATAACTATGTAACTCTATCAAAGAAGTCTGGATTTGGAAGACCTTCTATGGAAATGGGGTTTCATGACTCTATCAAGGAAAGAGTAATAATTCACACACATCCGATTCATCTGAATGTACTCCTCTGTAGCAGAGAAGGGAAACCAATTATCAATGGATTATTTAAAGACCTATCATATAAATTCATTGAGTATCAAGTTCCTGGTAGAGAACTTATGAATCGAATTGGTGATAGTAAAGGTATTCTGTTTCTTGAGAACCACGGACTAATAGTAAGCGCAGTAAACGCTAAGGAAGCACTTTCTATTACTAATGAAATCAACAACAGATGTAAGATGTGGTTAGGAAATCACTATGAATCATTTGTTGATGTTAGTGAGGATGATACTAAAATAAATCTTCCGTTATTTCCTGATGCCGCTGTGTTTCCCGTAGAGATGTCATCTACGAACAACTACATACTAAGGTTGATGACGGCTGCTTGCTTGACTCCTAAGTTCTTGAATAGAAATCAGATCAGGCACCTTAATAACATGACATCTGAAAAGCATAGGAAGACTTTAGTATGAAAATCATTGTTCCGATGGCAGGGACGGGAAACCGTTTCGTAGAGAAGGGTTATATCGATCCAAAACCATTGATCAAAGTCAATGGCAAAATGATAATTGAATACATCTTGGACATGTTTGATGTTAAGAATGATGAGTTTGTTTTCATCTGCAATGATGTGCATTTGAAAACAACTAACATGAGGAAAATACTAAAGAAACTTGTTCCAAGTGCCAAGATTGTATCCATGCCACAGCATAAATTGGGTCCGGTCTTCACCGTAAAAACTGTCTACGATCTAATCGATGACAATGAAGAGGTGATCATCTCGTATTGCGATAATCCTCACCTTTGGGATCGCAAGGACTTCAAGAAGAAGATGAAGGAAGGAAAGTTCGATGGTTGTGTACTTACACACACGGGCTTTCACCCACACACGCTGGCTCACACGAAGATGGCTTTTGTGAAGGGGGAAAACAACATCCTTGAGGAGATCAAGGAGAAAGCCTGCTATACTAATAATCCACTAGATGAACATGCATCAACTGGTGTCTACTACTTCCGCAAAGGGAAATACATTAAGAAGTATTTCGATCAGGCAATGAAAGAAGATATTAACTATAACGGTGAGTACTATGTTACTTTAGTTTATAACTTGTTGGTAAGAGATGGACTAAAGGTAGGGTACTACGATACCCCTTATGTGACTGTGTTTGGGACTCCCGAAGAAGTCGAGAACTTTGAGGCGTGGGTGAAAATCTTAAAGGGGGGGCAAGCAAAACACCCTTTACATGCTGCCGCTTGCTTTGAGTATTGGACAGAGTACCACAAAGAGGTGTCCAAATGATATTCATATCGCATAGAGGAAATCTGGATGGCGTTTATCCTGAACTTGAAAACTCCCCAAATTACATAGACAAGTGCTTAAATAATTCATTTGATTGCGAGATTGACTTAAGAATGCGAGATGGTATCCCACATCTTGGTCATGATACACCAGATTATCCAATTTCATCAGATTGGATCAATGCGAGGAAAGAATTTCTCTGGATCCATGTTAAGGAGTATAATGCTCTTCTGTGGTTAATGGATAATGTTCCTGATTGCAAATACTTTTGTCACAGATCCGATGACTATACATTAACAAGCAATCGATATATTTGGTCCCACGATTTAACTAATCCTCCAACAGATAAGTGCATCATACCACTTTTATCTAAGAAGTGCATAGAATCTTATGGACATACAGGGTTTTATGCTGTATGCTCTGATTTCATTTATGACTGCCTAGACAAATTCGTTAATTGAGAATAAACAATGACTAACATTCCATCTTACAGCATCACAGTTCAGACTTATGTCTATAGATTTGATTCATATTTCAAGGTTCTTCTCGCCAATATTAATAGATTGAGACCGAATGTGGAGAAAGTCATTTTCGTCAATGGTCAAAATAAAGAACCATTCAGCGAGAACTATCGCCGTGGTATGATGCAGTATGCATCTAACTTCTCAAATACATTTTTGGTGATGTCCCCTTTCATGCGTGGTTGTTCTTTCATGTGGAACACATCTGTTAATTATACTAGTAATGATTACACCTTGATTCTTAGTGATGATGTTATTTTTCGTGATCAGTTTTTCGATGATTTTGAATCTATGCTTGTTGAAAATAGGAGTCTTGGTGACGAGTCGTTTAGAATCAACAGTCATTGGGGTCACTTTTGCATGTACAGAAAAGACATGACAGACAAAGATCGTGTTGGATACTTTGATGAGAGGCTTATAGGTTTTGGTGAAGAAGATGGAGACTGGATGTGGAGGTTCCAAAATAAATTCAATCGCCACATGAGAAATTATACTACTAACAGTCTTGTTTTCAACACCGACAATAACTGTCAACCGGGAAAAAATACCAAAACACATAGCGGAACTAAGTATAGCGCATACAATCGTGAGTTTCAATTTGGGCAGAAGATGGAACTAGATCCCGATGGTTCGAATAATGCATGCGGTGCTTACGGCAATTCACCACAGAGATTACGAAATGGTATGGATACTCCCGATATGTATCCTGGTGAGCGTTGGTTTAGAAACAACATTGACAAACTATAAGACACAAATATGACTCAAAATGAAATTTCTGTATATGGTTCCACAGGGTTTATTGGTAGCCGTTTTGTGGAGATGAACAAAGATCGTTGTGTATCTATTGACCGAAACGAGAACAAACCTAAAAGTAAAGATGTGTTGTATTTCATAAGTACGACACACAATTATAACATTTTCGACAAGCCCACTTTAGATATACAAACTAACTTGACCAAAATGGTCGATGTACTTGAGTCTTGTAGACTTAATTACCGTGAGGATACGGTATTTAATTTCGTCAGTTCTTGGTTTGTATACGGGATGAATTGCTCTTTGGATACAAAAGAAAGTGATTATTGCGATCCTAGAGGTTTCTATTCAATCACGAAGAGAGCAGCGGAACAGATGTTAATCTGTTATTGCAAAACCTACGGTATGAAATACAGAATTCTCCGCATGACTAACATCATTGGCGAGGGGGATAAAGGCGTATCACTAAAAAAGAATGCCCTACAGCATATGATGAACCTTATGAAGGTCGGTAGTTCAGTTCAACTTTATGACAAGGGAACCAATATTCGTGATTTCATGTATGTTGGTGATGCCTGTAGGGCAATCAAAACATGTATAGATCAATCGCCTATGGATGAAGTGATCAATATTAGCAATAGAGAACCTAGAAAAATCGGAGAGATTATTCATTATGCACATAGCAAAATGGGTTCTACATCTAGTATTACAAACATTGATGTTCCCCACTTCCACAAGGTTGTTCAAGTCAGAAATGTTTGTTTAAACAATGATAAGTTGCTTTCGTATGGATATAAGCCGTCGATAAATACCTTCGAAGCGGTTGATATAATTTTAGATTCGATGAAAGGTTGATCATGAGACTAGTAGTAACTGGTGGTAGAGGATTTATTGGTAGTCACTTTGTTGAGTTGGCACTCAAAAATGGAGACACAATTATTGATTATGACTGTGTAACTTATTGCGCCAATCAAAGCCTCCCATTCGATAACAATCCGAATTATAAGCACATCAAACAAGATATTTGTGAAGTCAAGCATTTACCGATGTGCGATTATGTTGTTAATTTTGCTGCGGAGACTCATGTTGACAACTCTATAAATGATACTGTTCCGTTCATCAAGAGCAATATCTTAGGAGTACACAATCTACTTGAGATAATCAGAGGTAAGTCTGAACACGAAAGACCTGTGTTTTTTCATATAAGTACAGATGAAGTCTATGGAGACACCGTGGGTTCGTCTTTCAAAGAAAACGATAGACTAATGCCAAGTAATCCTTACTCCGCATCAAAAGCATCCGCTGAGATGCTTGTCTTTAGTTATTACAGAACATATGGAATAGATTATGTTATTACACGGAGTTCTAACAACTATGGACCAAGACAATATTATGAAAAACTAATTCCAAAGAGCCTCGATTGTATTAATAATGGGAAGAAAATTCCTTTACATGGGGATGGTTCGTATGTTCGGGATTGGATTTATGTAACAGATAATGTAAAAGCAATATATTCATTGATAAAATCGAAGGTTAAAAATTCGACATTTAATATTGGTGCAGATAATCACATGACAAACCTTGATGTTGCTATTGATCTTCTTAGTTCCTTTGGTAAAACTAAAGAAGAAGGTATACAGTTTGTTCCTAATCGTTGGGGTCAGGATGTAAGATACTCACTCGATACTACCAAGATTAAATTAACAACTGGATGGGAACCTGAATATAAGAAGGGAATACACAAGTGGTGGAATTGAATATCATGCAGCAGGACAAGCAGAAGATGATTTATGATCTTGTCACCGAGATCGTAAAATCAAGATCCGAGAATTGGGTTGCCGGTACTGATTGGGTTCAGTACTCTGGCTCTGTTTTGGACGAAAAAGAATATATTGCGGTAATAGATTGTTTGCTTGGCGGCTGGCTTGCTCTCGGAGAGAATGGGATTCGTTTTGAAAACAAGTTTCCTAAGCGTCTTGGAAAAGAACATGGATGTTTGACCAATAGTGGCTCTAGTGCAAATCTTCTCATGATTACTGCTCTGAGTTCCAAGAAATTGTGGGATCTGCCAAAGGGATCGAAGATAATTACTCCTGTTGCTGGATTTCCCACAACAATCAATCCAATCATTCAAAATGGATTCACACCAGTATTCATTGACATTGAATTGGATACTCTGAATCTAAACATTGAACAACTAGAAGCAGCAGCAAAAAATGGAGCAAGCGCACTGGTATTTGCCCATGTTTTGGGAAATCCTCCAAACATGGATGCTGTGATGGATATTGTTCATCGGTATAACCTTATTCTAGTAGAAGATTGTTGTGATGCTCTTGGAAGCACATACAAGGGACAAGCACTAGGTTCGTTTGGAGAAATGTCTACTTGTTCGTTCTATCCTGCCCACCATATAACAATGGGAGAGGGTGGTTTCATTGCAACCAAAACCAGAGAACAAGAAATGGTTCTCAAGAGTCTGCGAGAGTGGGGTCGTGGTTGCTATTGTTCCGGAAAGGCTGCTTCTTGCTTGAAAAATGGTATGTGCAAGAAGAGATTTAGTAATTGGTTGCCTTCTCTTCCAGATGAAGTCTTCGACCATAAGTATGTGTATGAGGAAATAGGATATAATTTGAAGCCTTTGGATTTACAGGCTGCTATGGGTCTTGTTCAACTGGAAAAGTTGGACAGTATTATTGAAACTAGAAAGCACAACTATCGAAGACTGCTTGAAATTTTCTCCAATTACGAAAGTAAGTTCATTCTTCCAAAAGCAACAGATGGGGCTGATCCTTCTTGGTTTGCCTTTCCAATCACGGTTAAGGCAGATGCTGGTTTCAAGAGAACAGAATTGACAATGTTCTTTGAGGACAACAAGATTCAGACTAGAAACTACTTTGGTGGAAACATTTTGTTGCAGCCGGGTTATGCACATTTGGCAACAGGAGATCCAATTAAAGATTTCCCGAATGCAACCAATGCAACAATAAACACTTTCTTTTTGGGGACTAGTCCAAGAATCACAGACCCGCAGATTGATTATATTGAAGAGACTCTCAACAAATTCATGAAAAGATGATTAAAAATAGAGAAATGAATTTGTAATGAATTTAGTTAAAATGTGTTGACTTTAGTGAATTTTTCTGTATAATAAAATCAAATGCCAAACGATAAAATCGAACTCGTTATATTGCGTAATCTGCTTTATAATGACGAATACACTCGGCGTGTCCTTCCATTTCTCAGGAGTGACTATTTTCATGACCCATGTGATCGTAGACTCTTTCAGAGCATCGAATCATTTATTCAGAAATATTCTTCCTCTCCAACAACAGAAGCATTAAACATCATTCTATCTGAACAAGATGGTGTTTCTCAGGGTGAGTACGATAACTGCTCTAAACTTATCGACACTCTGATGGTTTCTAAGGATGTTACTAATGAAATAGATTGGCTTATAGATCAGACTGAGAAGTTCTGTAAGGACAAAGCGGTCTATAATGCTTTGATGGAGTCTATTCAATTATTGGACGAGAAGAAGTCCAAGGGGAAATCACGAAATGCTATTCCTGAGATTCTAACTGAGGCACTCAGTGTATCTTTTGATGCTAGTATTGGTCACGACTTCGTAGAAGATGCTGATAAACGATTTGAGTTTTATCATAGAGTTGAGCAAAAGACTCCATTTGATCTTGAATTCCTCAACAAAATCACCAATGGTGGTGTCCCAAACAAAACTCTTAATGTCATATTGGCGGGAACGGGTGTGGGTAAGAGTCTATTCATGTGTCACCATGCGGCCAACTGCCTGACAATAAATAAGAATGTATTGTACATTACCTGTGAAATGGCAGAGGAGCGTATTGCAGAGCGCATTGATGCCAACCTGATGGATATTCCTGTGGATGAACTCAAGAAACTACCAAAAGATATTTATGACCGTAAGTTGTCCAAGGTCACTTCTGGTATGACGGGCAAGTTGATCATTAAAGAATATCCAACTGCTACAGCAAATGTAGATCATTTCCGTCACCTTTTAAACGAGTTGAAACTCAAGAAGAACTTTCTTCCCGATGTCTTGTTTATTGATTACTTGAACATTTGTGCTTCAAGTCGGTTCAAAGCGGGAGCAAATGTTAACTCATATACTTATATTAAAGCAATCGCAGAGGAATTACGGGGACTTGCGGTTGAATTCGGTTTCCCAATATTTACCGCAACACAAACGAATAGATCGGGATTTTCGAATACTGATGTGGAACTAACTGATACATCGGAGTCATTCGGGCTACCAGCAACAGCAGATTTGATGTTTGCTATTATTGCAACCGAGCAACTTGATGAGTCAGGCCAAATCATGGTTAAACAACTGAAGAACAGATATAATGATCCAACTCTTCACAGAAGATTCATTTTAGGTATTGACAGATCCAAGATGAAACTGTATGATGTACAAGAAGATGACCAAGTGTTGTTTGAGCAAATAGGAAAGGAAAAGGAATCTGTCGATGACGAGGAAGACATGAGTAAGTTCAAAATCAAGAAGCCCAGATCTTTGTCAGGTTGGGGAGAGTAAAAATGCCCTACAGAATTCATATTGATATTCCGATTGAATCAATTAGCGTTGACGATGCTCAGATTGAAGCAAAGGACATTCTCGCAAAGTTAGGAATTCTGATTGCAGATAATCCTCAATTGATAGGATCTGACTTGGAAATCAATTACAGACTTGGACACGATGATGATCGACAGCGTTCGAACTATCTTGACATGGATAAGATGGGTCATTGCACCCACAAGAAAAACCGTGTCAAATTCGCAAATGGATAATGGAGAATGTCCATCTTGCCCTAAATGTGGCTGTGCAACAATTCGTTCACGGCAGGATCTTTCTTTCGAAATTAGTGGTGGAGAAATTAGAACAGAACCCTTAGTTAGTGCCACAATTGTCATGAATGTTCCGATCTTTCAATGCATAAATCCTAGTTGTAGGAACGGAATGTATGGAGAAGAAGCAGAAAAAATCATGGAGCCTATAAAGAAAGTATTGACAAAACACGCAGTAGTTAAAAGTTAAAATTTGTGCCGTGGGAGGTCAGCATCTCAGGTCGGCTTATACCCGAGCAACACAAGGGCAGCACTTGTACGGCATATTAAGATAGTTTATTCCTCCACTTTGGAGAACAAAACAACAGAATAAATAATTGACTAACCCAAAGGAATAGGGAATGCTGTCATTTGCACGATACAATCATGAGATAATCAAAGAAGAGACCGCTAGAAACAAGCATCTAGATCACATTGAAGATTTGATGATCCTTTATGGACAAAAGGGATTAGACAACTCAATAGCATTCCTCAAGGATATAATCGAAAGCCTAAAAACTGGGAATACTAGTTTGGGAGTTTCCACCAAATGGGATGGGAAGCCTGCGATCATTTGCGGCGAAAACCCCGATAATGGTAAATTCTTCGTATCGACGAAGTCCGTTTTCGGTGCCAAAGAACAAAAAGCATATCATACGGAGGCCGAACTCAGAAAATCCGGCTTGCCGTCTGATTTGATTGATAAGATGGCAATGTGTTTGAAAATGCTCACTAAGGTTGGTATTGGCAAGAGAATTTTGCAAGGCGATTTGATGTTTACTGCTGATATGAAAAAGGCAGTAAATATCGATGGTAAGCCACATATAGCATTTCAACCAAACACAATCATGTACGCTGTACCGAAGAATAGTGATATTGGATCGGCAATCTCTTCGGCAAAATTAGGAATTGCATTTCATACCGAATATAAGGGAGACAGTCTGAAGTCTATTCAGGCAGTATCTTATAATTTCAATTCCAAGGTTTTAAAACAAACGAGTGATGTTTGGGTAACAGATCCAAACATCTACGATCTCTCTCCTGCCCTTATGAAGGGCGGCGAATCAGAGATGTCAATCAGGATGCTCAAGGAATGCGAAGCCCTAGCATCTAAAGTAAGACCGTTCCTCAAGACTCTAATTGCACAGAAAGAGATAGCAGAAAATTATTTGTTGCCTTATGTCAATAGTACAATCAATGGTGGAATGAGCAATTTTAATGCATCTAGTCTCAAACTAAACATCCAAGGTAAGTTTGAAAAGGACATAAATAAACTAAAAACTGACAAAGCCAAGCAAGCAAAAACTGAGTTGATGCAAAAGCAATTAGATTTCGTTGATGCATATTCAAAGCAGATTGATCAAATGTTTGAACTTCATAATAAAATCGCCAATATCAAAGAAATTCTTTTGCGTAAACTGTATGCCATTTCAACACTAGGTCATTTCTTCATGGACGAAAATGGAATTCGCCCGACAAATCCTGAAGGTATTGTCATCTATCGATCAGGATCGGTGATTAAACTAGTTAATCGTTTAGAATTTAGTAAACAAAACCGAATGGTGAATCAGAGGTAAAATGTTTAACTTCTCAGACCACAATACTCAGATTAATGAAGCAAAAAAAGATAGTGTAGTTTTTGCATTCGGTAGAATGAACCCACCAACTATCGGTCATAAGGTAGTTGTGGATAAAGTTCTAAGTGAAGCCGCAGCAAAGGGAGCAGATCATTTTATCTTTGTGTCTAAAACTCAGGACACCAAAAAAAATCCACTCAGTCAAAAGTCAAAGATCGACTATCTGAAGAAGTTGTTTCCAAAAGTTAAGTTTCCATTGGGAAAATCGACAAATCCATTTGACACAGTTTTATATCTTTGCGAACTAGGATACAAAAACATCTATGTGGTCACAGGAAGTGATCATGTTACAGAATATAACCGTATTAAAGAGTACAAGGGAAAAGTGGCAACAAACGACCCCAAAAAGAGGTCGTACTCATTCGATAATCTTGAGGTCATAGTTGCAGGCAAGGCAAGAGTTAAAGTTACTCTTGATATGATAGATGATATGCTAAAGAAGGGTCAAGATGTTGATCCTATGTACATGTCGGCATCTCTTATGCGTGAAGCGGCATTTAAGGATCGATTTGATATATTCTCAATCGGCATTCCTGGAAATAAAACTCTTGCCAAGAGTTTGTGGAAAGATGTTCGTAAAGGGATGAGTTTGAAAGAAGATTTAGATCTTTTAGATGAGGCCACTAAAAAAGAGGATGTGACAATTATAGCCCTCACTTCATCAGAAAAAGATCTGAGTGATACTATAGAAAAAACTGAAGCGATATGCAAAAGACGTAAGATAGAATTCTATCCCATAAAAACAAGCAAGGCACAGGTAGAAATATCAAATGTCTCTTCGAAGAAAATTACTATAAAGAACTACGATGGAGAGGGAAAAGATGTAACCATTGTTCCAGAGAACACAGTTGCAATCGTTCGTGGTGGTGTAATGAACACCGAAATTGGTGTAGCCATAATGACGATTCTACAGAACAACGGTGTGTTCATGGTAAACGAAAGAGCGGGTATGGAACTGTGCGCCAATAAGTTGGAAACAGCCATCGCACTCAAGAAACATGGTTTACCTCACCCACGCACGGCTTTCGTCGCAAATGAAGAGAATATCGAATCGGCTGTCAAGGAAGTCGGCGGTAAGTTTCCGATCATCTGTAAGACCCTTACAGGCGCAGAAGGAATCGGTGTGTCCAAAATTGAGAGTATGGAAAGTCTCAAGTCTGTGCTACAGACATTATGGAAGTATGGTGCAGAGATCATCATTCAAGAGTTTCTTCCTGAATTCAAGAATGATGTTCGTAGCATAGTACTCAATGGGAAGATATTTGCATGTGCCAAAAGAGACAAAGCACCTAAAGACTTCCGAACCAATATTGCCCGTGGCTCTAAGGGCGGATCACATCAATTGTCTGAAGAAGAGATTAAACTAGTTGAGCAAGCCGCACGGGTCAGTAAATGTTTCTATGTTGGTATAGACCATGTTATCAATGATGGTAAGCCATACATCATTGAAATGAACGCAAGTCCAGGTAGTGGAAATATCTATTATCGTTACTATGAGGATGGCGAAGGTAAAGATAATGTTAAAGGTGAAGAACTTGTAGAAGACTTTGTTGAATATATTCTCAACAAGGCACATTGGAAACTATTTTCGAATCTTGCTGTTCGTGAGAATGTTAAGGTCGATGGCAATGAATATACCGCAAAGATCGATACTGGAAATAGCGGTTACAATATGATTCATGCCGACAACATAAAAGACAATGGTGACCACACCGTTTCATTTAAGTTAGCAGACGGTAAGAAGATTACGAAGAAAATTGTCAGCAGAATCAAAGTTAAGAGTGGCATCGGGGAGAAAGAAAGAATTGTGGTTTTCATGGACATTGAGTTCCATGGTAAGAGATATCCGAACATCAAATTCAGCCTTGGTGACAGAAACCATATGTCAACCAAGGTTCTTCTTGGACTGAGATTCCTTGAGAAGACTGGTTATGTTGTTGATCCGGCAAACGCAATATATCCACAACCAGATGTCAAGAAAAAAACATCAGGTGAAGAGGAAGAAGAAGAGGAACTGTCTGAGAGTATCATTCCTAAAGGCAAAGCAAATATTGCGGGTGCCTTATTTAAATTGATGACCACCAAAAAAATGGTTGGGAAAATATTTGAACTGTCCAAACTGTGGAAATCCAACTCAGTTGAGTTCAAGAAAAAACTACAGGATCTTGAGACAGAAATAGTGATTGACTACAATAAGTCTTTAGAAACGGGAGCAAAAACTGCTTTTTTTGTAGATAGATTCAAGTTACAGAGTATCATTGATAAGATTTTGTATAAAATGCTTGATGTCGCTGGTGTAGATTTACAGACATATGTGGCTAAATTGTCTTCAGTATTTGGATCTCAATTAACCATGGGATATTCAATCGACGGAGAATCAATACAAGAAGCCGATATTACTAAGGGGAAAAAATTCTACACGAAGAGTGGAAAGATTAAGGCATCCCCAAAAGATAAAAAGACTGGATTGCCAAAGAAGTATGTCTCTGGATTATCGAAGCGAGAGGCTGAACTTCGAAAGAAGAGACTTGCAAAGCGTAAGGATATGTCAGATGACGATCCGAAGACTTGGGAGTTTGTTAATCCTAGAGAAAAGAATATCAAGACTAAACCTTCGAAATATACGACTGCTTTCAAGAAACTTGCCAAAAAAGGTAAACTGAAAACAATTAAGAACGACTATGAAGTCAATGAAGCAATCGCAGCAATAGAATCATTTGAAGAATTAGATTACAGAACTCGTATGGATAAAGCCATATCACTTGAACAGAAATCCCTTGAGAGGGGATTAAAGGATGCGGCATTGGTTTACAGGTCTTTCATAGAATACGAGAAGAAAAAACAGTATGGAAACTATGAAATACAAACAAGTGTACAAGAAGATATCGAATATCTTTTGTATGAGGTAAGTCCACCATCTGGTCCTGCCCGGCGCTTTTCGAAAAAAGAGAGGATTAAAAAAGAATTCCAGAAGCGTTATGGTAAGCGTTGGAAAGAGATTTTCTATGCAACCGCATGGAAGATGCATAAAGATTCATTTGATCCCAAAGTTAACACGATTGAATCTACAATTGATAAACTTTACATTTTGGTTGATTCTTGGAAGTGGACTGCAAAAGATGATCGTGGTCCTCTGAGTATTGGAACAGACAATATCGTTAAGAAATACAAGAAAGACACTCCAGGGGAAAGATTAGGTGAAGATAAACGTGATAAAGATAAAGATGCTCTTTACGGGGATTGGAAAAAACTCATAAATATGTCAGGGAAAGAGATTCAATCTTTTCTCGACTCAGAAGAGGGTAAAGAAGCAGGACTTTCCCGCAAAGAAGCAGGCAAGGCAGGAGCAGATGGGGGTAAAATTACAAGTGGAAGAGATTCTGCCCGGGCCATTATTCGTATGCTTGATACTCCCAAAGAGGACTGGACGGCAAATGATTGGAAATGGGCGAGTAAGCAAGTCAGTTTCATCAGTAGAATGCAAGGTGTGAAGGGCGGTATGAGGGATGAGAAAGGTCATCCAACCCGAAAACTTCTTGCTCTGAAAGTTTGGGGTCATAATCCGGAGAGGAAATCATGAAATATTACGACAACCTAATTAAAAACATTAATGAGGCAAGAATTGCTGGATTGGAAAAGAAATCAAAACAAAGTGGAATTTCTTATGGAATTTTGAAACAAGTATTCGATAGAGGCATGGCTGCATGGAAAAGTGGACATAGACCTGGAACAACGCCTCAACAATGGGCTTTTGCCAGAGTTAATTCATTTATTGTTGGCGGCAAAACTCGTAGAACCGCAGATAAAGATTTGTGGAAAAAGGCAAAGGGCGGCTAAGACTAAATATCGATACAGTTAATTAAGTAATAAAGGATAAAAATGTTTACAAATCCCCACAACCAAAATCTTCTCAATGATGTTATGCGTGTTCTCAGTGGAGAAACGACAGAAACTCCAATTAAGCCGGTGCCTAAATGGATATCAGAAGCGGCGAGAAAGGCTGCTACTGAAATTAAGCATGTGTTGAGTGAGGGAATGGTCGTAACTAGCGAGAGCAGAAGAGACATTCTTCGAAAGAACTTATCGGAAGCACTTGATACTTGCAATTGCTCTGTAAACAACGAAACTTCATTGCAGTTTGAAGAAGAAGTTAGAAAACTTGAAAATCAAATTGCAGAAGGTAAGCAAAGATCTGCCGGAGAGATTCTTGATATGTTAGAAAAGTCCTACAAGCAAAATGGACTTGATTCTATTCTTCTTGGATGGAAAGAACTGGGGCTTTCAGAGCCAATGAGAGTCGGAGAAGCACTAGAGGAATTCAAGTCTATCTTTGAACCAAAGGATCAAAAGTCCGCTGCCGCCGATATTAAGAGTTGGCTAAAGCCAAATGATTACAACAAATATAAGAAGATGATGGAAGGTGTTGAAATCAATTTGGATGACGATGAAGTTGAATTGGACGAAATGGTTCCGGGATCGAAGTCCGATAAGAGAGGAAACAAGTCCGCAGCGTTAAAACTTCGTAAAGACAGATTGGCTAAACTCCGTAAAGAGTTGGAAGATATGAAGAGAGCCGAAGTGATAAAAGTGTTAAAAAATTTGCCGAGTCTCCAAGGGGTATTGAAAAACGAAGAAGTTGAAGCGGAAAGAATCAATGAAATGGTTGATGGCCTTATTGAATTTGTATCAAAATTGTCTGATGAAGAAGTGTCGGTACTTCGTACAATCATTGACAAAACTAACTAAATACCACAAAGTGGAGAAAATAAATGTCACACTGGAATAACAACGACAGAGAAGAATCAAAACCATCATATCTCAACAAAATCCAAAAAAGACTTTGCACTCGCACGGTTCGTGGTTGGGAGATACCTCTACAGGGTTCTTTTTTTGCTTATGCTGCAACTGGAGCATCTTCATCTTCAACTAACCCAAACAATTATACAGATGGAGTTGTTCTTACTGAACTGCTAGTAACTATTCCAAATGATCCCGGTTCATCGGGGCAATCATTCTTCACTCCAAGAAGCGGTGGTCCAACTGCTACAGGATGGGGACAGGGGTTCACTAGTCAAGGTAATGTGAACAATTATGCACCATATTTTGCATGTCCTTTCAATAATGATTCTGCTACTGCGGGGGGAATGGCTGGAGTGGGAGTTTCTCACGCATCTTTCAACCTTTTCCGATCCTCAACTGGACAAACATTTAGTAACAATTTTTTACCCGGAATGTCGGGTTCTAATGGATTCCAATGGGGGGTAAATAAGTATGGAGTCTCATCTCTCGGTGGTATATCTGGTGCAACAACATATATTAAAGTTGTGGTAAATGATGCTAACTTTATTCAAACAATAACCATGGGATTGAGTAGCGGTGCTTTAACTAATAACAATGGTGCAACCCTCTACACAGGAATTACACAACTTAATGACCCCACTCTTGTTCCTCCAAGTGTAATGAGAACATTCTTTGGTGCAACAAGTACAAATGATGGATTGAAGTCTTACCGATATGATAATATTGGAGTTCTTCGTATCGCTGGTGCCACCGCAAGTGGAACAAGAAGATTCGGTTTATATGCGGAAGACTCAAGAATGGCTGGCGGGCTAACCGCTGGGTTAACTGCCACAACGACATTTACCATGTCTTTCGATAGACAACCTGGTGCCACATTTGGCGGATCACAAACTGCAAGTATCAATGATTATATCTATGGATCTTACTTTAAATCATTCTAATGGAGATATGATGAAGTCCTTTAAAAGTATTAGAAAAATAATCAACGAGACATTTCAAGAGTATACCGGATTTTCTCGTCGGCGTGTGGGACCATTAGATAGTGATAACTCTATGGATTTCAATCAGAACTTAGCACAGTTGAATCCAAGTGAAATCGATAGATTCAATATCTATCTTGGGGCTTTATCCTCAAAACCTTATCTCGATCCTAATCAAGCGTTTCGTGAAGTTCACTCAAAATTGTCAATAACGGGACTACATTTTGATGTTGATTGGAAAGATGATTTAAGAAAATCAGGTGAGCGAGTATATCCACTGAGTTTATTTGGTGGCTCGTTCGGATCCGATGGTAAAACGTATGGCACTTCGACAGATGACAACATTGAGCGTAAACTCGGCCATAAATTGGGATTAATGGTGACATCTACTCCAACATCAACAGGAATGACAACATTAAGGGCTGAAGTCATCCCCATGTAACATAAACACTTTGTGATGATTAATGAGACTTTGACTGAAAAAAATTATGTGCGCTATGCGATGAAGAACTACGATAATCCATCTGGAGGAATCGAAGAGTTCGAAGAAGACATGGCGAGAATAGTTTATCTAAAGAGGCTGTTCCGTAAATATCATAATTCAAGAATACTGCGTGAAAGATTAGTTCTCAACCACATAATAACATTCTATAATGTATTTGGAGTCGAGGTTGCTACTCGACTCCTTTTCTTTCGTATAGAGAATGAACTTCACTACATACTCAAAACATTTTTGATATTTTTGAATTATCTTCCAGATGGGAATCCAAAATTCAATGTTGGTGTTGATGTAGTTTCTATACCTCTTGATGATAGGATCATAAAAAATTTAAGGAGAATCTGATGTCTATAAACATACTTGATACATTTATAGCCTATAAATTTATAAAGATCATATCAACATCTTGGAAAGATATGGATGCTTTCAAACTAGGAATTATTGATGAGAATGGTAAAATCCTCAAGAAACGAGGAACTCTTAAATCACAAGCAGAAAAGGCTGCATATCCAAGTATATTCTACACTCTGTGCTGGAATATCAAGAAATTGCTGGATAAAGTTCCGGTCATCAATCTTAAGAGCAAACCAGGTTCGTTAATAGCATCAATCATGCTTCTTCGTGAAGTATGTGCAAAGGACATTAATTCTCAGTCTTTAATTGATGATCTAGTAAAAGAAGAATTATCAAAAAGAGGCATGCACATCGGCACTATCTCTGAGTCCGCTTCTAATCCAAAGTTGATTTCAACTGGAACATATTCAGTTCGTGGGAAGACAATTAAAATTGAATCTGATCTTCTTCCTATTGATGAGTGTTTCGGCCATCCAGTTTACAAATCAAATGGAATGTTCTTCATTTTATCTGAGGTCAAGAGAGTTAAGGAAGATGCCCCAGTAAACAATGTTGGTGGCGGTGCTATTGCGGGAGTCTCACCTGGACAGGAACCCCCTATGCCTAGGGTTGGTTTTGAGAGATTACGAAAGTTAAGAAGGCGAAAGCCACCACAAACTCCACCTATCTAATAGAAATCAAAATAATCGCTTATGTATTTGTTGTTTATAAATAAATGAAATTAAGTTCCAATCTTTAATAAGAAATTCTATTAAAGTTAAAAGTGAACGCTATATTATTAGACTTTCATAAAATTGTTTGACATTGTCGGCGGTAAGAATATAATTGTGCCAATGGCACAGTTCATAGACACTAAGTACATTAATTTACTGTCTCCAAGACTTGATAGATTTCAATGGAAGAAATCTAATCTAGCAGCATGTCGATGTCCAATTTGCGGCGATTCATCGAAGAGTAAAACAAAGATTCGCTTCTACTTTTACGAGAAGGGCGGCAACTTCTTTGTGCGATGTCACAATTGTGACTATAGTACAACACTCGGTGGTCTCATTCGCCACATGGATGGAAATCTTTACAAACAATATTGCTTTGAAAATCTAAAAAATAAGAATGACAATGGCCTATACAGTCATGTAAAGCAAGACAAACTAAGGAAGAAACCAACTCCACCTGAGAATTCTACCCTTAATGAGATACCTAAGTTATCGAAACTGCCACCATCTCATCCTGCTGTAGAATGGGCGAGAACTAGAAAAATTCCAAAGACTAAGTTGGATTTACTTTACTACGCCAATAACTTCGCTGAATGGGTATCACATATAGATCCTGATGCAAATGTCGGTGATGATGGAAGAGTTGTCATACCCATATTTTCTAGTACCGGTGTGTTAATAGGCGCACAAGGGCGTATACTCGGTAAATCGCAAACTCACGGTCGAGAGGTGAGGTATATCACAATTAAGGCAGACAAAGACATTGGTAGGCTTTGGTATGGCCTTGAGAGAATAGATACAGATAGACCTCTGATTGTGGTTGAAGGCCCAATCGATAGTTTATTTCTAACTAATTGTGTTGCGATGTTGGGATTATCTGACCCCTTGAATATCCCTGTGGGGATTCCAACTGACAAGATCATATACGCTTTAGACAATGAACCTAGAAACAAACAAGTTGTTGAGGCCATGGAAACTCTCATTGAAGCGGGGAAATCTGTTTGTATATGGAGTCCCCGTGTGGATGGAATCAAAGACATAAATGACATGGTTCTTAATGGGATTCATGTAGTAGAGATTGAATCGATCATTCGTGAATGCACATTGTCGGGTCTTTCTGCGAAACTTGCGATGAAGGCTTGGAAGCGTGTCTAAATAGAAATGTGGGAGTGATTTATGGCAGAAAATGATAACATCGATGAAAACACGGATGAAGAAGAAACAGAAGAAATTGGTTTCGATGTCGATTCGAACGATAGTTCAGAGGAAACTTCAATTTCAAATTCAGATTTTGAGGAAAGTGATTATCCAACTACAGATATTCCTCCAGCGGACCTCGTTGACTTGATTGCAAATCAAAAGGCGAGTGAGGCAAGAGCGGAAATTTTTCGTTCTCTTTATAATAAAGTCGGTGAAAAAATCGAAGGTCTTAAGTCTGATATTCGTAAAAGTTCTGAGTGAAGATAGGATTTTATTATGATTCCAAATATGATTCCTGTTCTAGGAGCAGGATTTGTTCAATATGTTGATCACATGGGAAGCGACTTGACGGTCGTAAATGCTGCCCGAGTCTCTTTCAACAAAGAAAGCGAATGGGAACATCCAGATAGCCATGTTCCTGCCAATATTCTTTCGGAAAAAGATAAGAAGTTAATCTATTATCTTGCAAAACATAACCACTGGACTCCATTCGCACATCCACAGATTACTTTGCGAATCAAGGCTCCAATTTCAATTCGCACACAACTATTTAAACATAAGCAGGGATTCGTAGAAAACGAAGTATCTCGCCGCTATGTTTCGGATTCACCAGAATTTTATTTGCCCAAATGGAGATCTAAGCCATCTAATGGTGCAAAACAAGGTAGTGAGGATTTCATCGATGATCAGCAGCGTATTGAACACTTTAACGATCTTTATAGCCAAGTTATTTCGAAGGCTCATGGATACTATGAATTCTTGATTGAACAAGGCGTGGCACCTGAACAAGCAAGGTTTATTCTTCCTCAGGGAGCATATACGGAATGGTGGTGGACTGGAAGTCTTGCAGCATATGCTAGAGTATATTCTTTAAGATCGGATCCCCACGCTCAATGGGAAGTTAGATCTTATGCCCAAGCCATTTCCAATATTATTAGTTCAATATATCCTGAGTCTTGGAACGCTCTAACTTGTCAATAAATACAAGTGGTGCGGTGAATGCCAAGAAACTTTAACGAATACATCCGTGAAGATGACGATGGTATAGTTTTTGCAAAACTATCTGGAATAGACTCTTTGAATATAGGTTCAAGGGTCATGCTTGTCAATGACGGACTGATGGGTTTTGAGGCAGGCAAATCATTCACAGTAGCCTCTAAAATTGATTGTATTGATGGTCATATTCATCGCTATAAGGGAATAGGAGAAGCCTACCTTGTAGATGAAGATGGTAATTCACACACAATCAAAGCAGGATCCGAAATACTCAACAACTCTTTTATTGTTGTTGAAAAAGCAATCAAAGAGAGCGCAGAAGAAGATGTAAAGTCGATCACACCCTCAGAGGACGCAAAGCCTATCCCTGAACCGATTCCAGTCATAGTGGAGAGAGTGGTGACAAGGGTAGAGCGTGGTCCTGAGGGAGTTCCAGGACTCCGTGGTTCCCGTGGCTCACAAGGCTCAAAGGGAGACAAGGGCGATAAAGGAGACAAGGGTGACAGAGGGGAAATTGGTCCCCGTGGTGCTCAAGGTCTCCGAGGAGAAAAGGGTGAGCGAGGAAAACAAGGCGAGAAGGGCGAAAAGGGAGATTCGGGACCGCAAGGATCCCAAGGCATCCAAGGAATTCAAGGAATTCAGGGGGAAAAGGGAGAGAAGGGTGAGAGAGGAGAACCCGGTTCACAAGGTGCTATTGGCATTAAAGGCGAAGTCGGAGAAAAGGGCGAAAAAGGTGAAAGAGGCGAGAGAGGCGAAAAGGGTGAAAAGGGTGAGAAAGGCGAAAAGGGTGAAAGAGGTGAGCAAGGAGAGCGTGGCCCTCAAGGCATTCAAGGAGTGGATGGACAAAGTGGGGCTATAGGTCCACAAGGTCCACAAGGTCCACAGGGTTTAAAGGGAGATGTCGGAGAACCTGGATTGAGGGGAGAACCTGGTCCGAAGGGGGATAAAGGGGACAAGGGTGATAAGGGAGATACATTGTTCTCCGCAGTTCAATATCCTCTAATAGTTAAAAATCAGAAACTCTCAATTGATCTTAATAAATTAAGTAAGAATGCTACTACAAGATCACCAATTCTTTATGATGGCGGCGGCGGTCTTGGTGAAGCCTTTAAATTCATTTCAGTATCGGGTCAGTCGGGACTGACTGCTGTTCAATATGACAAGGAAACATTGACCTTTGTCGCAGGAAGCAACATATCACTCACTACAAATCCCAACAACAACTCTATTACTATCAATAGTTCGGGTGGGGGCGGGGGATCTGGCAATACGGGTTCTACAGGTGCTACGGGTGAACGAGGAATAACGGGTGCTACGGGTTCCACAGGTGCAATAGGATCTACTGGTGCTACTGGTTCCACGGGTGCAACAGGTTCCACGGGTTCTACAGGTGCTACGGGTGAACGAGGAATAACAGGTGCTACGGGTGAACGAGGAATAACAGGTGCTACGGGAAATATTCCCACCGATTATGTTTTGTCAGTAAATGGGAAAACAGGTAGTATTCAATTTTTTGCTGGTGTGGGCGTAACAATACCAAATGCAATTGGACCAACATTTACTATTGCTGCAAACTTCGTTAGGGGTGGAGCAACACTTGCATCCAAAAGAGTACCAGATAAAGATGATTACCTTATGTACCAAGAGTTTAAAGGCTCTAAACCTATGGTTATCACTACATTTGGTAATCTTGCATACAATTTTCTTGGTGGACAGACTACGAGTGCAATTGGCACATTTTTGAAACTCGGTAGTAATATTGATTCTCCATTACAAGAGTCGGTTGATAAACATATAGATTATATTGACTTTAGAAACGAAATAATTTCTGGTATATCGGGTTCGGGAATACAAGGTGCAACAGGATCTACTGGAGCCACAGGAGCAACCGGTTCTACAGGTGCTGTAGGACCGCAAGGTGCAACAGGGGCAACTGGTGTTAGAGGATTGACTGGTTCTAGTATTGTAAGTGTCGATGTTAATCAGGGATATGAACTTGAAGTTGAAGTTTTTGATTATGAATCTCAAAATACAGTTGTCTATGGACCTTGGTATGTTAGAGGTCCGCAAGGCCCAACAGGTGCCACAGGAACAGGCGAAGTTTCTAATAGATTCTCTTTTGGTGCAACCGCTCCAACTGGCGCAACATCAGGCGACCGTTGGGTTAATAGTATTTTTGGAAAGTTGTTAACCTATGTTGACGATGGGAATTCTTCCCAATGGGTCGAGTTTGGTGTCGGCCCCCAAGGATCTGTTGGTACAACAGGTTCTCAAGGAAACACAGGTTCTACTGGTCTTCAAGGCAACACGGGTGCCACAGGACCACAAGGAGTTCAAGGCAACACGGGTGCCACAGGACCACAAGGAGTTCAAGGCAACACGGGTGCCACAGGACCACAAGGCATTCAAGGAAACACGGGTGCCACAGGACCACAAGGAGTTCAAGGCAACACGGGTGCCACAGGACCACAAGGCATTCAAGGAAACACGGGTGCCACAGGACCACAAGGAGTTCAAGGCAACACGGGTGCCACAGGAC